CCTCCGCCCACACCATTTTCAATGCTAATGCCATACGTGCAATCCAATCACCGATCATTTTTTTTGCTAACGCAACAGCTTTTTTCATGATTTCTTTTTTAGTCATCGTTCTCTCTCCTTGTCTTGAATTTTACCTCGTGATTTTATTATATCCCTTTTCTGTCTAAAATTCAAGACATTGTTTTAAAATTTTTCTCGGTATATCTCGACAACAAAAAATAAAACAGCACTCAGATAATACCGAGTGCCGTTGCCAGTCGTTCAATAGCGGTACGTTTTTTCGCGTAATACCGTTTTTTCGTTAGGCCTAATTCCATGTATATGTCAATATCGTTGATTTCGACGGGGCTAAGGTATTTCATCTCGATGATCTGCCGCTCGATCGCATCCAATGAGTTTTTTAGTGCCCGCTCGATCTGCGTAAACTTCAGTTCGTTCATAAACTGTGATTGCCGCAGCTCCGGGAAAAGATTTTTTACTCCCGCTCGTTCCCTTTCCTTCAGATTCTCCATTCGTACTTTGAGTGCTCGATAGTTTTTGAGCTCACTAATCACCGTTTTTTCCACCTGTTTGTCATCTAGCATTCCAGATGTTTCATTTGTCAGATGTTTGGCTCCCATGATTATCCTCCTTTTTCTTTTTCTGATCTATGCTAAAACCATAGTTTTTCACACATCGCTGGAACATGCAGAGATTGCTCGAACTCAACCATACACAATTTTTGCAATACGCGTCTGGAACCTTGACTTTCATGACTTTTTCTTCTCCTCTCAAATGAAAAAGGACACCTGGCTTTTGAGCATATCAGCTGAAAAGCCGGTGACCTTTGTTTTCCTCATATTTACATGCGTTTTTGATACCTCTTAATTTTACTGCGTTGCGTCCTCTTTTTCTTATAAAAAAGCATTCTATTTCGCTTCCGCTGTCCCTCGTCTATTTTTATTGACATCGTTAAACTTTCCAAATGCAGTTTAACGATGGAAACTAATCTTAATCCTGTAATGCCGCTGATCCATCTTCGCATGGTTTCCGCTGTATTTTTTAACCTTTGTGAAAGAGTAGTCATACCGTGCCTCTCCTCTATTTATTGGCGTTGAGATACTGCGAAATTCTTCGTCCGATTCCGCATTTTATTTTTATGTGTAATATTTCTAAGTCTGGGAGCGCCATCTTCGAGATCGCTCTCCCTTGTTCATTCATATATACCCCTAGCTGATGCAGTTGACTAATTAGGTATCGTCGACGCTTGTACGATGGATAATTCATCGCCGCTCCCCCCTATCAATCAAAGAGGCTCATTTGTTCATAGTTTTCGAGGATGCTAGCCGCTGCTGGTTCTTCCGGCCATTCATTTCGTTGTATCTGGAATAGGAAAGACGGAAAGCACCCCATATGTGCATGAGCATCATCAAATTTTGAAACATATACATAGCTCGATCCGCTCGGAAAGAGAAAATACGTTTTTCCCTTTTCGAGTACTGCAGTATCTCCTGTATCAATACAAGTCCCTTTCATCTTTATTCACCTGCTACAATAAACGAATTGCTCTTTCCATCTCGTTTAGTAGTCTTTTTTCTTTCTCCTTATCCCGAAACAAATTAGAAGGGAAAAAATTTTTTAGTTCAGTTTCATCTTTAGCGCTCCAGGAAAAAGTGATAGCTGGAATCGCAAATATATACAATGAGGGCTCAACTTCATCATCTTTCGCCACGTACATAACGGCCACCGTTTCGTTTTTAAATACGCTTTTTGTTATATCAATAGCGATTGTTCTCACAATTAAAACAACTCCTTATCTTAATTAATCTATTCCATTTCTTCTAGATTCCGAATCTTATCCATCACAACAAGGATTCTCAAATACTCTAATATTATTCATTTGTTCTCCTCCTTATCTTATTATGTCTAAATGTTGAACCCTTATATCCATGCACCCAACGCGCGATCCAATAACCAGCGTGTTTCGATCAACATATCCAAATGCATAATAATAATCACTTATTGTTTCATTAACGCTAAAGAGTATTAGTTTCTCTGCTTTTCCACAGTATCGCAAGTAAAAACCTTCTTTCATCCAAAAGCTGCTTCTTTTTTTCTCCCCTAAACGAGAAACATATTGCCCTGGATAGATCGTTTTATCGCCCAATTTTGTTGGCTCCTCTGCAAACGACCCTTTAGGAGCAAAGGCGTACATAGCACCATCTTGAAAGAATACGTCAATGTCCGGCCTAATAAAATCAAAGATGGATAGTTGTTTCATAGGTAGCCCCCTTTACTTCACAGTATCGTCGAAATGCGACATAACTAAAATAACGTCTGCTGAAAATATCCCTGCTCGACCGCAATCGGATTTATCCAAAGAACTTCCTCTCTTCTCGCTCCAGCTTCGGCCAACGCGGTAAATGTTTCCCGTTTCCAATGCTTTAACTGTTCATCATATATTGGGTGTGCATATCCTGATAGAAGGACCGGACCAGGATGATCATCAAGTAAATCTAGTAATTCCATGTGTTCTTCAAGTGTCATCTCATGTTTGTAGCGCCTGTTGGTTCTCGTTTCTAAGATGTACGGTGGATCGGCGTAAATAAGTACTTCTTTTCGTTTATACCGCTCAATTAGCTTCGCAGCCGGTTGGTTTTCAATTTGCGCTTCTTTCAATCGATCGGCAACTAGCAAGATTTTTTCCGGAAGCCGTGACCATTCCTGAATCACCCTCGGTCCATTAGGGCTGATCAGACTTCGCCATCCGGTTCTATCGCTCGTTTTCGTCCCTATCGCCTGCCAACATCGAACAAGAAAACGACGCGCACGCTCTAATTCATCTTCCGTATTGTCGTCATAGCAGGCATAATATTCTTCCCGTGATAAAGGAGTAAAATAAATCTTCTCCGCTAGTTCTTTCGAGCGATCCCTAATCATACGGAACAAGTTCACAACGTTGCTATCAATATCGTTAATGGTTTCGACTTGTGATGGCATTTTGTTAAAGAAAACGGCCCCGGATCCAAAGAACGGTTCTAAATAAACCTCATGTGTCGGCATATGACTAAGAATCCAATCCGTCATACTCCACTTGCTGCCTGGATAATGCAAGATTCGTGGTACACCCATACAAACAATTCCCCTTCCTCTTTACTGCGCTTTATGTGTCTACTACGTATCAAATTAAAGAACCGTCAATCAAAAGAATGTTATTTTGTTCATCGTTAAATTCATCGATTACCTTTTCGACAGGCATAAGTTCTTTATCTTCTCCTAGCGCTCTCCCAAATCTAATAAGTGCGTAATCACGGCTAACTTCTTTCGTTTCTTCGTGTAACGAACCATCATCTGCGACCAACTCTGTATATAGCTTTATAGCTTCATCTTTATCTCTTGCCTTTACTAATGCGTAATATGGTTCATGTACTTCATAAAATTTCATTATCAACACTCTCCCTTTAATTTTTCAATAAACAGAATGCTTATTTTGTTTCCTAGAACTATTCATTGGACTGTACTTGTTTAGCAAATTCAAGTAATGCTTTTTTAGACAAAATTTCAGTAAAGGAATACATGATCCCCTTTTCCGCTGATCAATAAATGCTCCTTTCCGAAGAAATCAATCCATCTAATTGGCTCCAATAGACTCACTCTCTTTCACAGTTTCGTCGGGATGTGCATTAATTTTTTAATTCTTTAGCGAATTCTTCCATATGTTCAAGTACTTTTTTTGCAAAATTCTTTTCATGTTTTTCTTTTGATTTTTCAGGATTTCTTTCAGATGCACCTTTTAAATATCCAAGGGCATATGCTAATACCTTTGCTTTTTCTTTGTTATTTAGTTTATCGTACCAAAGCACCATTATTTCCCTATACCTCCCTATAGTTGGATTTCTTCATGATCCGCTATGCATCCGCAATGGCATAGCAATTTCGGTATTACTTCAGCGGCCCAAATCTCAAATCCGCATTCCTTGCAAAAATATATAAAAAGCACGTTCCCCACCTCTATTTTTCGTGTATACTATAAACGAGAATGTATTTAAGTGTTCTATCTGAAGGCAGCCGCTTCAATTGAGCGGCTGTTTTCATTTTGAATAAACAAGGGTCCTATCTTCACCTCTCTCATCAATCAATCGGAATAGATCGTGCTCCCGCTCACATTCCTCTGAGCAATATAGAACATTGTCATCTATCACTCTGAATTCCACTGCGCAATTAGCGCAGTAACTTATTTTCTCCACTCTCATAATCCCGCCGCCGCTAGATAGTCAACAGAAAGACCGCGTCCAGGACCACACTTCTTACAATTTTCCTGGAACCATTTATAAGGAATGCTCTTGCGGCCACCACGGCGTGATTCGAACCACCATTGTTGCAGTTGCTCAAACTTTAGTATGTATATCTCTTGATGTGCGGCGAATTCAACAAGCAAGAAGCTGACACCTTTTTGCAAATGAAACTCCCTCAAATACTCGTATTGATGCTCCTCAATGTTGTTGAGCGGGAATCTAGTCTCTTCTCGTGTGCTTTTGCACTCAAAAGCGACGGGGACGCCGTTTACAATGCCGTAGTAGTCAACCGTACTTTGTTTTTCAAACCAAGCTTCCTTAATACGCCCTGTCCTCTTATCAGTTCTAAACTTGATAGGAACAGGTTTTTTGTCAATCAATGCAATTTTTTTTAATTTATACGCCGTGTTTGCGGCGTTAATGTAATTTTCGAGGCCCATGCCCCGATTAGCTGTTGATATAAACTTCCTCATTTCAATACCCCTTTTCCTGTCTTTCATGATTGATCTCATTTTTTTTCATATATGCTTCTTCGACTTGCTCGAACGTTAGACCAAACCCTACCGTTCCGATTGCTAGGAATATAAACCATGCATTTCGATAAGCTTTTTAAGATTCATTATTTTTCTCCCTTTCTTTTTTTATTTTTTGATACATTTCATTTATTTCGTACAGGGAGAGCTCGTATAGCTGTCTCCCATCCGGTGACTCGTACACATCGTTTCTGATCAAAAAATCGATGATACGATCCTTTCTTTTTTTTGCTTTTTCAACAGCTTTCCTCAAGATCATTTAGCTCGTGCCCCCGTCAATAGAAAAAATCCCTATCTCTGGTATTTTGACAGCTGGCATTTTGATATTTGGTGTAGCAGGAGGGGCAATTACATTTTTTTGAGTTTTACCGTCCTCCCTCTCCAGAAATAAAATTGTTTTGGTCATCAATCGGTCAAAGCACTCAATCGACATATTTTCAAATTCTAATTGTGCGATCTTCTCGCCATTGAACATGGTAATTTGAGCATTCATATTCATAGTTCCTTCTCCTTTCTGTTTTTCAATCGATCGCGCAACTCTTGATACGCACGATCTTTGAGATCATTCGGGCAGTCGTCAAAAAGAATGATGATCGCCAGCTGCCGCCTAGTCGCTTTCCTGAAATCAATCATTGTTCACCCTCCTTTATTTTTGCCGCATCCATGATAGCGGATGTGATGATCGTCGCGGCAGAACGGGCATACAAGATCACAATGCTGGTCAAAATTCTGATCAACCGCAAATATCAGTTCACACTCTTCACATTCATAGATGTGTGCAGCTGCTATCATTTTCTCGAAATCTTCCAAATGATTTGTGAAATCGGCGATATCCATATTTTTCACTGCTTTCTCCTGCCTTTCTTGTCTTTAGGATATCCGTCCTTTTCTAGCTCGATCGATGACTAAGAGCGCAATCTCATCCTCATCTCGATCGAAATGTGCTGCAATATTTTTGATTGACCGCCCGTTTTCCCACAAGCGGTCGAAAAGCAATACATCCCGCTGATCCCAATAGAAGTCTACATTTTCGAACAATATATATTTTTCGGGATACCATTTTTTCAATTGTCCGATTCGTTTTCTCGTATTTGGATCGATCGGGATTTCATACCCTTTCATAATTCCGTATGGCCGAATGCAGATATATCCTCGACGTGCTTGGTCAATGGCGACAATCGCTAGCTCATCAATGTCACGATCGAAGTAGGATGCAATCCATTCTAGTGAAAATCCTTTGTGCCACCACTCTTGAAACTGCAAGATATCTGGTGTTCTCCACTCAAGATCAAATTCATCAAGAACAATGTATATTTCCCGTCTACTTTTCACCAGATGCTTTGACAGTTGCCGAACGGCAGCATCAGCGATGATCATGCTGACTTCTCCCCTAGTTGTATCCGCTGTTTTTCGGCCCACAGAAAAAAGTTGTCAATTGCTTCCGCCGGCAATGCCTTTTGATTCACCTGAAATTCTATGATTTTTTCAGGGGTGAGACGCAGCCAGTCCACTATCTCTATGATGTCTCGAGAACCAGTCACGCTGCAGGTGTGTCCCACCTCTCGCATGTTGTCATCAAAGTACCTAATTTGTATCCATTTAGGCCAATCTTTCATAGAGTCATCAGTACCTCCCTTCCGTCATATAAAAATTTGTCTATCCGTTTTTTGAGAGCGGGGGCATATGCCTCAAAACGAGGATCGACCCATCCTCTTTCTATCCTCTCTAATAGTTCGATAGAAATGGAGAGCTGTTTTGCCAGTTCTCGACGAGTTAGCCCTTTATCTTTTCTTATTTTTTTGATCTTTTCGCCGAATTGTTTGGCATTCTCGCAACAAATATCTCTACTCCATTTATTCAAGTTGCTCAAACTCCACCCCACCACCTATCCATTACGAGCGCATCGATCTCTTCGCTCGATAGTTTTTTGATCGATCGAGCCTTGATTTTTTTAATTTGATGCCCCCTGAAAGGGGCATCATCGTTGTCGTATTTGTCAAACACAACTTTCACAAACTGCCTTTTGCGAAGCCGAAGCTTCTCGCAGTTTGCCGCTTGGTCACGCCAAGCAACCACCTTGATATATAGAATATCTTGGGGATCCCACCCCATAGAATTTGATACATGTGAAATATAGAGATACGTCAAAGGTCCGTACTTTGACATCATCCTCTTTTCTTCAGTGACCGTCCCTATGACGAATTGCTCTGTTTGTTCCATCACGCGCACCCCTCTCTGAGTTTTTTGATCATTTCTCTCTGGAAAGATTCGCGCTTTTTCTGGTATACTTCATATAGACGATTCATTTCTTTTTGAAACAGAGCGCTGTCTGTCATGTTGGCCGCATGAGACAGCGCTTTTTCTATGCAACGGATATACATTCCGTCGACAAACGGAATGTCATCCGCCAGCTTTGAAACAGCCATCTTGTATACAATTTTTTCTCCCGGAGACAATGTCTCCATATAGTCTTGAAGCGCCGACAAGATCAGGCGCTTTTCTTCTTTTGATTGATACAAAAAAATCCCTAGCATGACTCTCCCCCTCTTCCTTGTTTGTTTCGATAAGAAACATTTTTTTCTAAAAAAAATCTATTGCACCAATTTCTCGATAGGTATATCAAAGAAATCGGCTATTTTAGCGGCGGTCTGGAGGCTAGGGTTTCTCAACCCCTTTTCGATGCATGCATATGTAGAACGCTTGATTCCAACGCAGTTCGCCGCCTGATTCTGTGTGAGGTTCCGTTCTTTCCTTAACTGCACTAGAAAAATTCGCGGCTTCCCCACGCAAACACCTCCTTTTGCGTTGCTATAAGCAACACTATTTAATTATATTTTAGTTTCAAAACGAAACATTTTCAAGGTATTTTTGAGTTTTTTTAACCAAAAAATTAAATTTATGAAACAAATTAATGTTGCGTATGGCAACCCTTATGCGTAATAATAATTATTAGATAGAAAGGGTGTGGCGTATGGGTATGGATACAAAAAAAGAGATGGGCGCTCGCATTCGAGAACTGCGGCGTAAACATAATATGAGGACCGTAGATGTTGCAAAAAAACTGGGGATCGACCGTTCTACATACTCGAACTATGAGAACGGACATCGGGAACCAGATGTAGATAAAATAAAAATGCTCGCCGAGATATTCAACACATCCGTCGATTATATTACTGGGAAATCCGCAAAAATAGATATAGCGGATGTCTTTTCTGGGGTTCACACGATCATGTTTGAAGGATCTGAAATTACTGAAACGGAAGCTGTAGCTCTTAAAAGTATGATTACGAGTTTCCTGAACGAAACTCGTAAACGCCAACAACAAAGGTAAAGAACAATCCACTCAACTAGCGGATTGTTCTTTTTTTCGTATGGATAGAAAATCTCTATATAGTGCAACAGGGATCTTCCCGCTGTCACATAATCCATGAAGCAACTCGTCTAAATATAGCACTCCATCTCGAATACTTTTCGCTAGAAGTTCGGGATCCAACTCCTTTAATGCTTCTACTAGGTTTAAAATGTTCTCTGTCTTCATGCTGACCACCCTTTTAAGCAAATTTATAGTTTTGTAAAATTTACTTAAATTATGCAAAAACTAATAAAGACACCATCCAAATAGGATGATGTCCCTAAGTCTGATTCCTTACAGCCCGCCGCCCGGGTCTTGTTTCATTGGATAGACCACGAAGGCCTTTTCCGAAGAGGTTCCTAGATAAGTCGTTGCGCTCCCCACTAATCCGAATGCTAAAACTGCTACTAATGCAACAACGAATTTTTTCATAGGATCACCTCTATATATAATTTAACAATTACATTTTAACTTAGTCTTTAGACCCAATTCAACATAAATTTTTTCTATTTTTTATCTCATGTGAAAATTTTGTCGAATTATGTCTAAAAATAGGACTTATTTTGGGTAAGTCTAACATAATACTGATCCCCACACTGATAAAATGCTTCTTGTGCTATACGCATATCATGAGCATCTCGCGTGGCCAACGCTTTATAGTACAGTTGGAACGCAGAAAGATTTCCGTTTTTTCTGCGTAACTCTTCTAATATTTCTAGTGCTTCTTGTCTTTTTTGCTCTGATCCTTGTCTAGCCAGATAATGAGCTTTTTCCGCAAGACTATTCAGATATAATTCGTTGTAATTACCGTTCACAATTTGAATGAAATCGTGAGTCGACTTTAATTCGAATTCCCTCTTTGAAAATCCCTTGAGCTCATCTAACATTCCTAATGCTCTTTTTATATAGCTTATACTTTTCTGATAGTCACTAAACACGTATACCTCGCTTAAAAAGAGCAGAGCTGAATTATAGTACAACGGAAATTTGTCTCGGTACTCTTCACTAATCATCTCAGTCGCTATACGTTCACATTCGTTTATTTTGTTGCGTTTTAAACATGAGTGCGCTGTTATTTTTTGCGCTCGAGCCGAAAATGCCTTTCGTAAATAGTCATTCTTAATTTTCGGAATTTTTTCTTTCAAAAAAGAATTGTACTCAAGAATGAGAGCATAGCATGCTGAATCACAAAGTGCATATAGCAAGCATATATCTAACAGCACTTGCGCCTCGATCACTCCTTTTTCTTCAGATAAAGTCCCTCTCATTTTTTCTACTTCATATAGAAATTGTGCTGCAGAAATTTCTTTTTTTGACCTCATAAGCATCAGTAAATACACCTTTGCAAACGGGTCTGAATATTCCTTTAATAACTCCTTATCGACAAGGAATCGTAATAAATCCAATTTTCCGTTCACATAAGCCCATTCTAGAGCCTCTCGGGACACTTTCCGAGACACCCTTTTCCAGTATTCAATCAATAAATCTTCTCTGTAACAACCGTATATTATCTTCAATAGTCGTGTATATTGAAAAAAATTAATAATTGGTCGATTCGGCCTTGGGTTAAAGTAGGCTGATACGGCTGCATTAGATACTCTTAACTCCTTTGCGATAAGGGTTTTGGATATTTTCTTTTTCTTCGCGTCCTCTTCAATCTGTTGCATCAATTTGTACATAAATGCCCCTCCGTTGTTTTTGTAACGAATTTCGTTACTGTATCCCTTTGACACAAGAGTAACGAATTTCGTTACGAAAATCAACAATGTTCCTGAACAATCGACAAAAACACTAAAAATTTATTAGATAATCTGATCCGTTATGATATAATGAAAAGTAAAAAATGTAAAAATCGTTTTATGGGGTACAACAATGAGTGAGGTACGATTCAAGTTAGGAGAGATTCTGGAGTATCTTGATGTTCCTGGCACCAAGCTCGCAGAAGAAAGTCAAATTAGAAGGAATACAGTATATGATATGATCGATAACCGTTCAAAAAGCGTTAGTCTAAGAAATCTTGCCGCGATTCTTAGTGCCCTAAATAGGATCGCTGCCGAAAAAAAATTAGACAGACGCTTCGAAATAAAAGATATATTGGAGTTTATTGACTAAATATATGTTGCGAAAAGAAACAAAACGCTATATAATGTTTGCTAGAATCATTGAACGAAGGAAAAAATATAAATACGAGGAAAGAAAAAGACCCCCCGCGCCAACGGGGAGCCTCGAACCACACTCGAACCACAAAAACAAATAAATTTTCCTGATTTGATTATACATTAAGATTAGTGTATAGTCAAACAAAAACTCTATTTTATAGCATTTTTAAGCGGTTCGAGGCTGTCTTTTCTTCCTTAAAAAGGGAGATGAGTACAATATGACTTCGAACTATTTTGTTCTGTCCTCAAGCAAAGAACCCCAAAAATTTCATATGAACGGGTTCGTTTTATACCAATCTACTCTAGAACGCCTGGAGTCGCATGTTGAGAAAGGTCTTGTTTCGTCATCCGGTGCAGCTGTACTAGTTGCCTTGCATGACGAATGCGACAGCCAAGGGTTCATTTACCCTCACGCCACTAAACCTACATATCTCGCAAACAAATTACATATCCATACAAGTACCGCTTACTATGGTTTTCAAAATCTCATTGAAAATACATGGGTGATCGCAGCTGGCGTCAATGAAAACGGGGAAATGGTATATCGTATGCCATTCTATCATCACATTCCAGTTCCTCAGTACAACGAGGAGGGCCAAGTGACGAAAATGGAAAGCATCAACTATTTCCGCGTGCCATTCGATGTTTTTGCATCGCATGCCTTCAAAAAATTGATCCGCCGCCGTTGCGCCCGTGGAATTGTTGAACTATTAAAAATGTTCAACAGTTGCACTCGCGAGATCAGAAAAGAAGTAGGAGACGCTCCTACTCTATCACTCCCTCGCAAAATGAACTATCTAAAACAAAGCTTGCGAACAACGACTAAGCGTGTGCGCGCATTCATCGAATCTATTTCAGATTTGTTTGAAGCTGTGCCACACAAGCACACAAGCCGTGTATACACAAAAGACGGACAAACTATTGCAGCTGAGTACATATACAAATACGAATTCTCTATCAAATCTAGCAAATGGTTCAAGCAGTATGCTAGCGAAGATGAAAGAGAGTTCGCCGCTCAAAGCAAAAAATTTGAGGCTGGCTTAGCTCATGTATTGAACAGCATCAAAAATGTACTTAATGATGCTTTAAGCAAGCAGACCCATTTCGATTTTGCTTCCGTCTACCGTCTAGATGTCTGCGAGCGCGCCCGCCTATTTGACGACACTCAGACTCGCCAGCACATCTATTCATACGTGTCTCACTATGTTGTTGATCAAATCGAGAGATACGCGTCAAACGGTCGGAAAATCCGGAATATCGTTGGTTTCGTTCGAAAGAAACTGAATGAAGCATGGAGATATTATGCCGGAACATATTTTGAACCAGGAACGTTATCGGTTCTCGTAACAAAGTATGTCCAGATTCACGGTGAGGAAGCCAAAATCCCGGACTGGCTGCAAAACATTTACGACGAAGGGAACGAAAAAAAGCCTCGTCGATCTTATTTTGTTAGTCAGGAACCGGCTTTAGAAGAGCTCCCTTACTAGTTTTCTATTTTTTAGAAATTGAAGTATTGACCCCTGGCAAAAAATAGGATTTTTGCGAGGGGACTTTGTCGTGCCCTTTTTTATTTTGTACATATATGAACATGTCCAATGACGAAAGAGTCCGTTTTCAAAACGGCTCTTTTTTTATTTTCGTACTAATTCACACGAAAAATCTTATTCAATACTACTCACTAAAATCTGTGGAAAATTCATTTTAGGTGTGAACAGTTCAATATTGCTTATTAGAAATAGGCGTATATGGTTGATGATTCAATATGATTGTTGAACATTCATTTTCATTTTTTTGCCAAGCAATCTACTGCTTGCTACTGTAAGATCCAAATGCCCACAAGCCCCCTTCTAATATTTACTTGGGATTCTAATCTACATTCTGAAGATAAATTCTAATAATATATTTGATTTCCTAAAAACGATCTGGTTTTCTAAATTGAAATACTTGTACTAATTTAATTAAGGAGTTACACTAAGAAACTCTATTTTTAGGAAACGAATTTAGGAAATAAATTTAAACAAAGTTTAAAAGAAATTCCTACATTAAATTCCTAAAAAATAATGGCCGGGATCGTTGATATTACTGCATTTCGAAGAATCACAACCTTATAAATTTCAAACCGTGACTTATTTAATCTAAATTCCCCTTTAAAAATGTTCTCCAGTGTCCAAAAATGAGAATATGTTTCCTAATGAAACTTAAAAATGCTCGTTATTAGTAAATTCTACTGACTAAAAACAGCTGTAAAATCTCGACGCCGCCCCGCTCCCTTTGTGTTTCGTTATGAAAATTTACTAGTGATGACGTGCTATTTTGATTTTTAGTATAATTTAGTTAGTAGAATTTACATTAGGAGGGTTTCTTTTTGAAAAAACTATCTCATTCTGTTCAAAAATTTCTTGACCATGTCCGTGCAACCAAGTCGCCTGCAACTTTTCGGCAATACTATTATGATATGAAGTCTTTCGCTTCCTGGATAGAAACAAAGAAAGGTGCTATCAATGAGGACATTTTATGTTCTTTGAAACCGAAAGACTATGAGGAATACTTAGAGGGGATTGCTGACGGAAGTTCAGACGCTTTAGTTCGCAGAAAAACATCTATATTGAATCAATGGCTCAAATTTCTTGGTTCGGAGAAAAAATTCGAGGTTTCAAAAATTGATCCGCCGGCCGCTCCGCAACGTCCCCTCACTGATGAGGATTTTGTTTCTGAAAAAGAGATGGAGCGACTACTTGACTCTATGCATCGATTTCATCACCGTTCCGCAGACGAGGCGGAAGTTTGGACACGTCTCGTTAATCGGAACATACTCATCATAACGCTGCTATATCAGTACGGACTTACAGTACGAGAGATATGCGACATGAACATGGAGGATGTGAACATGACGCAGGGCGATATGCGGGTGACACGCAGAAATGGAACGATTCTCCGATTCACACTTTCTCCAGACGAGCGAAAGCGGCTAGTTGACTACTACAACGACATTCCCGAACGGCTGCGTCCGCGGCGTTATAGCAGTGATCCGCTATTTATAGCGTTCAGTTACGCCAAAAAAGAATTTAAATGGGACTATATTGAGTCGCAGCCCAAACGTATTGGCGTTGCCGCTATACACAAGATGATCAAAATAGAAGCTCGTCGCGCTGGTCTGCGTCCAATCAACGCAACAAATATGAGAAATGCTAGGATTCTCGCGCATCTCAAAGACAAAAAACTGGACGTGGAAATCCTGCAGTATTTTGGCCTAGACAATTGGCGAGCGCTGCTTCGCTACAAAAAATACCTTCGTAGCGAAATTTAAACCGTGGTCCCGCCACATCGTTGGAATTATTCGCCGTTTATTAATTGTTCAATAATCTATCATTTTTTGTTAAATATTCATTGAATAAAAAAGATTGTTGCTTTATAATTTTATTATCTATTTATTTTTCATTCATTAAACAATCAATTAATAAAAAATACTCGTTCATTTAAAGGGGGATTTTTAATGCAAATTTTAGACGGTTCTTATTCTATTGATGCAGGGAATGGCTACACAAAACGTTGCTTCAACGGACAAGTCCTTGTGGAGTCATCCGTCATCGGCGAACGCACAGACTACTATAACCGTACTCAATACACGTCGCTGTCTTTAGACAACGAAACCTTGTACTATGTAGGTAATGATGCCATTGAATCAGGCGTAGATTTACGTCCAGCGCTTGGTGACGATGACGAGATGCGCTACCGCTCTAAAGAGTTCGATCAGTTGGTATACGGCATCATGGGGAAAGACTTTCAACAGTCGACTGAAATTCCTCTACTTGTGACAGGATTGCCGGTAAATCATTACCGCGGACAGGCCGGCTATTTGATGAAGAAATTCAAAGGCTCAAAAATCGTGTACGTGAACAACGAGGAAATTATCATACATATTAAAGACGTCCACGTCCTCCCGCAGCCACTTGGAACCTACATGTATTTGGTTGCGACTGAACGAATCGAGCCAAATGCGAAAGTGATTGTAATCGATGGCGGCTATGGTACGCTAGACGTCACAGAATTAAAAGGACAGAATATCACGAAGCGTGCCGGGGAAAATATCGGCGTAAAGGTGGCCTATGAAGAGGTGCTTACATACTTAATCGATGAGTTTGGTAGCCGCGGCACTAACGGCTTAACGTTGAGCCAAATGCCTTACATCTTGTCTAAAGGATTCCAGACCGATGGCCAAGTCATTAATATCGCCGCAATGCCTGAAGTTCAGGAAATCCTGAATAAACATTTTGATAAAAACTTCACTTTTGTGCGCGATCGCGGATTTGATTTATCAGGTAGTCAATACGTCATCTGGACTGGTGGAATGGCTGAGTTGCATGCCGATCGCATCGCCGCAAAAGAACGGAAAAACTTCATTATCCTAGAGGATGGCCAAGTGGCAAATGTGAAAGGCTATGACTATTACGCAAAATCTGTATTAGCGGAGTGATTATCTTGGATAACGAGAAAATACAATTCACCGTCAACCCCGACAAAGAAAAAGTAATATACGATCTCATTCAGCGGCTGAAGAAAGAATCGAAGGAACGCGGATACGTGAATGAACAACTCAAGATTCGCCTGCACGCTTTCGAGATTCTAGCGCAACAGTTCAATGAAAGTGATCCTATTGCTTTAGCGATGAGACTAGCTGCCGGGGCTTCTCCCGCTCCGGTCACAAGTAATCCAGGCTCTCCTGTTCAACAAGAACGCCCCAAAATAACGCCCCCTAAAAACGCTAGCTTGCTAAAGGGGCTAGGACAAAACATTATGAGTGGACTAAATCAAGATGAATAACCGTTAAAATGCTCCGAATTAAAATCGGGGCATTTTTTATTTTGCAGGGTTTTCGAATTCCGTGTGTAATTACTATCTAATAACGGCGATATAACGGGGATAGGAGGAGCGCCATGACGCATGATACACAGGAAGGACAAATATTGATGAATCCCAGCGATGTCTGCGCATTGCTGGGTATCAAGGAATCTACTCTGAGGAAATATGCACTGATTCTGAAAGATGCGGGATATCAGTTTCACGTCAACGATAAAGGGCAGCGGGGCTATTTTGAACGAGATGTCATAGTGCTGAAGCGGCTTATTGAAATCAAACAGAGCCCCGATATGACGCTTGAACAGGCCGCTGAAGCTGTAATGGCGTGGGTTCAACAGTCTGGCATAGCGGTCGGCGTTACAGAGGAAAAAAAGGACTTACAGCGATATAACGACGACATACACGAACTCAAGGAAATGGTCGCACAACAAAATGCGCTGCTAAAAGAGTTGATGACGCGCCTGGACCAACAACAAAAATACATTGATGAGAGTTTGAAAAAACGCGATGAAATGTTAGTCCAAGCGTTGAGGGAATCAATGGAGACGCGCAAGCTGATCGCGGCCGCTGAAGAAACGAGAAAAGAGGAAAAAAAGAAAGGTTTTTGGGCACGGCTGTTCAAAAAATAAAATGCCCTGGCGTATGCCAGAGCATTTTATTTAGGCTTACTTCTTATAGTTAAAATTAAAATAGTCAGGATTAAAATTGTTCTTTTTCAATTCTTTTATTGCTTGTAAAATAAGTTCTTCCGTTTCGTGTTCCTCTATCCAGATTATTTTCCCTGTTGCTTTATCAACAACCTCTAGTTTCAATTTCCTTTTGTTACTACACAATTAGTTTTCCCTCCTTAACGGGCTATAATTATGGCTTGCACAAACATATTGAAGCAGGTCTTATCCCACGTGTGGAGCGCGTCATAGAGGCTGAATGCATCATCTCCGTTCCAGAGATGTGCCGCTGCTTCTAATAGTTTGCGAAAGCCGCTTGAAAAATCAATTTCAATTTCCCCCGCTTTCCAGTCGAAATACCACTCCATCGGGCTATCCTCAATCAGCTGGGATACACGACGATAGATTTCGGGGTGAGCAACGATATAGCACGCGACTCGATATTGTTTGTCGTGTTGAGCAACAGGAAACTGCTTCAGCAACAATTCAAAAAACTTGCGGTGTTCATCGTCAACAAAATACATTCGCATCTTGCTATTCCTCCTTGCGTCCAAGTTTCATATACACTGATACTTCCAAGCTGTTTCGCCTTTGGTATGGCCGGCTTTCGCTTATCACGACATAAGGCATATGTTTCTTTAAATCTTCTATGAACTGCTGAACCTTTTCATCCATCGCGGTGATGCGCAGTTCAACGCTCACTATATCATCCCTCCCACCTATTAATTTTCATACCATTTTTGTTATAACTTTGATATAATGAAGAATGCGACCGAGCAGCTGCAGGCTACTCGATCGCTCTGCTTACTTTATCTGGCCCTTTCGTTTGCTTGGCGGCGGCGAAGGGCTTTTATTTTTTGCATTTTGATTACGTTTTCCGCTACAGTCCACTGAATCATTTGTCGTCTTTCTTCGCGTGGAATCGAAAGCCATTCAGCAACTGTGATCCGCATAGGCTCTCACCTACCTTTCTTATGTGTCTGATTTCCTCAAAATAAATCCTTAATTTTGCGGCTTGTTCATCGAAAACAAGCATACTTTGTCCTAAATAGCTAACTTCTACTACTCTTGCAAAAATAATTTTCCCGCTATTTAGCGTGATTTGGGAGCAGTGCCCCAGGAAAGAAGAATAGTTCATGGTTTTTCACCTCCTTTCATTGCCGCTATGTTATTCGGCATGTTCTCCTTGATCCTGGAGTTTTTCCCTGTATTCTATCGCCTGTTGAAGCGTCCACACCGGCGTCGCCGACAATGTCGCGACAGGTTCAGGAAGTGGCTGGCGCAGTTTACGTCCCTCTTGTTGCTGTCTTTTCACATAGGTGCTCAATTTTTGTTTTGACCAGCCCAGAATTTCAGCAAATTCCTTGATGCCAACAAGAGGGGGAATTACTTTCCCGACAATGTTCCCACCTCATACATATATTTTTCCACATCGCGTTCAAGTTGTTTTAGATGCTCTCTTACTTCTCCGATGGACAGAACCGCCGCTCTGTCATGGTGACCTTGCCACTGCGATGAATAGACGAGTAAGTAGGAATCTTCCTCCGTTTCTCCGTCAATAGTAAGGATTTTATGAATATATTGATGAAGTCCGTTTCCCCCTGTCTGCCATCCATACCCGTCCCATTCGTCAAAGCAAACGGATGCACTCGTGATCTCGACAACCTTTTCATTCATGTGCGATTCTAATACGACTTTCCGCCAGTTCGAACCATCCCACCATTGATAAGTTTTGGTTGTCTCAAGTTGGGCTGGTTTCCAAAACATCGACTCTCCTGCATCGAACAAGAGAACGTTTTTATCTGGCGCTATCCATTCATCCGCCATAGATACTGATACACCTTCAAATCCCATTTCATTGAGGACACCCTCTAATTCATCTGCATCCATATAGCGGATGGTGAGTTCGTCGAGATCTTCCTTTTCTTTGAGTTTGGCGATTATCTGTTTTTCAGCATCATGTAGTGCGTCCAGAGAGCCACCAGAAATCTCGAAAATCCGGCCATCTGTCCATAAGTGTACTTCTTCAGCAATCTCCTCCGGATCAATGAGCAACGCGTGATCGTACATGCTATCTTCCCACAACACTTTTTTGATTTTCATTTGCTTTCCCCTCTCTTATTTTAGATTTTCTCTACCAGTTCAATGTCTGGCAGGAATTTCGAAGCGTGGAATGGTCACATTCAAGAAGTAATAATTACCTTCGCCTAAATGTTTTTGCCGTTCGGCAACGAATTGATATTCGTCACCTTCATGATCAAATATAGAAAACTTGATTTGATCCGGCATGCCTTCCGTGGAACGGACTTTTTCAAACGCTTTTGGCAAAATGTTTTGATTGAACCAGATTTCGTTGAGCATTAAGCCCGCATCATTTTCGCCACCTAGATAACGATAAGAGGCAGCTGTCATTCTAACGATTTTTTTCATTTCGCATTCTCCTTTTCATTTGCTTTTAGGAATTACTCCCCTTATCATCGCCGACACGAGCATTTTCGTGTCGGCTGTAAGAGGAACGATCATACATATTGTTGCTGTTGCGCCCATCGTCTGAAGGCTTCAACGTAAGGGATATTGTGTGCATCTTCTTCGTCAGAAAGATCTACGCATCCCGCACTCTCCAAATCCTCCAGACATATTTCGCCTTCGGTCAACTGGAACACAATAAAACCTTTAGCCGCCGCTTCATCCATCCCGAACAGTTCCGCTACCGCCTGCTCCAATTCGCCATTCTTATAGCCTCGTTGAGCGGTCGCGGTTTCATATACTTCCATCCATGACGAAGCCCATTTGTTCGTTTCCCCGATCAATTCGCACGCGCGCTCGCACAATTTTTCTGTATCGGTAGCTAACCAAATTTGCTTAACCATTCAAAGCACCCCTTTATATATTTTGATAATTACCATGTGTGATGCCGTTCCACTTTGAGAGTGCCATCCGGCATCGCATACTCGATGACAATGTCTATGTCACATTCTTCCCGCGGATCATAGCAATCCACTGTCCAGCGGCGAATTTCTACTTTTTCGCCGGTGCGCTTGGCTTCCTCAAACTTTGCTTGCAGGGCGGCTTCCGTGGCTTTTTTCTTTTGCGCTGCTTCTTCCTCTTTTTGTTGAGCGACTGCTTCTGCCTGGGCGACAAGTTGCTTCAATTCACCGAGCGTTATGTTGAATTCGTGCCGGATACTGTAATCGCCCCAATCGACATCGTCGGCTTTTCTCCCTAGTGATTTCTCAATGTCTTCGCTACGCCATTTCGCGCGTTGCATCGTTTCAATCGCTTGTTTGAAGAAATCGTGTTCGCTCAAATCTTCTGGAGTCCGAACCCTTTGAACATCGGTTCCCCATACCAACTGAACGCCGAAATCATCGGAAAGGGCATTGAATTTTTCTTCGATCGCTCGTTTTTTCGCTTCTTTCTCCTGTTTGACTGCTTCGTTGATCAGTTGTTTCGCCACTTCTGCGGATTCATGTACAAGCTGAATAACACTATGCTTGACTCCGAATAGCTTGATAAACTCCTTTTCATAGGCAATTCGATAGAGCCAACCATGCTGATCGTGCTTTAACGCTTCCGCCTTCGCTTTGACTCCTTGAGCGACGAGGTAAGCCCTTTTGCCATCCACCACCGCTTCAATCTTAATACCTTTCTTTTCAAACGTTGCGATAACTTGTCCCACCGTACTCTCCTCCTAACTGTTAACTTTATAAACAACTTTAATTATATTTTAATCATTATTGTTAACTTTGTAAACACTTTAAACAAAAATTATTTCGACATTTCTCTACAAAAAATAAAAGGCGCCGCTAACGACGCCTCATTTACAAAACAAAAGGCATCCAGAAAAGCTCTGGATGCCTTTTTGCTGAATCCTAATAGGTACGATAATTAACATATTGATAAAAAATGTAGATTTGTAAATGCTTCAATTCCTCATAATTAAGATACTATTTAAGTTTAATTGTATTATAGGGAATTAAATCCTATTTTTCAAGTACTTAATTAGAAAATAACAAGAACGAATGTTTTTAATAAAATCGAACAAAAGTTCTTATTTCTTATACCAAATCAGCCATCTTTTGTGTAAAATGGTAGGTAACCAGAACTTATAGAAACGCAGGGTGATAGAAGATGGAGACGTTGCTCAAATTGCTTGCTGAACTTGTTCGAGGAACATCTAAGGAGCAGGAGTTTCTCGAAGCTGGGGAAATCAAATCCATAGACATTAAGCATTTAGTAGACGACCTATTTGCCAGGGAGGAAATTCCTATTGATCTATATCAAAAAATTTGCGGTATAAAAAAATAAAAACCGGGGAAGTGTTATGCTCTTTCCCGGTTTTTACTGTTCTTTTTAGTCATAAAAAGGATGATCGCTGTCGCTATTGTGGCGTAAAAAAACACCCCAGACAAAACCTCCCAATAATAGATATAGGGATTTATTTTATAGTTAGTAGAGTCACCTACAGCATCGGCAATAATAAGATTGATAACCGCACAAAACACACATAATATCGCTGTAATAAGACTTGTAAGAAAAGCTAGTGTTCCCCATCTCATGCCTATCCCTCTTGCTTGGTATTATTCAACACAATTATACAAAATATGGGATAGTTGTGGGGATAAAAAATAAAAAGCTGAGGCATTTTTTAGCCGCTCCCAGCTTCATTGTTACAGATTATTTGTCATAAGGTCGATATTTTTTTCTCAACTCCACTAACTCCGCAGCTAGCCGCTCTACATCACTGCGGAAAAATAATTTGTCTTTTTGGAAACTCTTGATTGGAATAATCCGCTGCGCCTCCACCAATTTATTGAGGCGTTGGTATGTTACGCCCAGGATTTCTAAAGTTTCAGCAACGCCGAGGACTTCACGTCGGATGAAGTCCTCGACTTCCTTTCGATTTTTTAGCTGATACTCCATCATTCATCTCCCTCGAATTTTAGTTTATATTTGATAGGAATTAATACAAACCAGATCACTACAACCACTAGTGTGATCCATCTTAAAATGGTCATTTTTTCAAAGTCGATTTCGCTGATCCAGGATAGAAACAGCATTACGAAAAAACAATCCGTAGCTTCGATTTTCTTTATCCATTTCTTCATTGGAATTTGTGTGGAAGAACGGATATAATATTTTTGAGAGGGTGAGGTTGGTGGGAACCCCACCCCCTCTTTAGCTTACCGTTTTTTCTTTTTCTTACGCTTGCGCTTCGCTTCGATTTTTTCTTGAATTTCGAGGATGGTTTTGATTAGTGTTGCGATAGCCGCAAGCGTAAGGATTATTTCTTTTATCTCTTCCACACTCTTGTTCACCTCCTTTCTGATTTTATTATATCAAATCTATTGTAATATTTCAATAGTTATAATAAAAAAAATTTGCTTTTTTTCTTAGAAAAATAAAGCGGCATCGCTCATTTTTAAATATGGCGAATGCCGCTTTGTTGTTTTTTTAAAATAGCGTATTCCATGTTTGTTGTCCGACTATCCCATCAACCGCAAGCCCTTTCCGCTTCTGATAGGCTTTTACAGCATCCACTGTCTTTTGGTCGAAAGTGCCGGTTGGTTGGAGTTGAAGTGCTCTTTGAATACGTTCTACATCCTTCCCTTTCGATCCAAGTTTGAACGGTGTTCCAGGATACGGAACGATTGCGCTTGAATTTTGACCTGCAGCGGGCGCCGGTTTCGTTGAATTTGAGGCAACAGCGGCAGCAGGCTTGCTTTCAAGTACCTTATCCGTTCCATATCCTTTGTATTCAAATTGCAGGTGCGGTTTATCAATAAAACTTTCATCCGATGTTTTCCCGTCGTTATCCCAATCGGCTCCCCATGTGAATCCTAGTTCTTTTGCCTTTGCGATTGCTTTTTGAATTTCTTGTCTGTCATAACCGTTCCAATCGGCTTTTCCGTTTACGACCGGAACAAAATCAAGCGCTTGTCCTACCAAATGATATGAGTGCATAGTTTTTGATACGCCTTTTTTGACGTTTTCTCGTTGTTGTTCTTCTGTCCGAATCGTTTCATGAATGAGAATATCAATGTTGTTTGCAATACACCAGTTATACCATTCCATAGCGGCTTTTCTGGTGTTTGGTGCGAGTTTATCGAGATTTTCTAGATTTCGCTTGTGATAAGTCGGTGTAAACACATTTAAAACCCCTTTCGTGTTTTTTGTTGTTTTATGCTCGCCGCTACTAGTTAGTAGAATTTACAGATGCAGCGGCGAAAAAGGCAACCGATTTATTCGGCTGCCTTCTGTTCATCGGTAGTATTGTCGGTTCCAATTCCAAATTGCTGTTTTCGTTCGAGGGCACGTTGAGTTTTTGCTTGGATTTCGCTCGCAATTTTCTCTAGCATCCAGTTTGGAATCCATTTATCCCAACCGGCACGCGCAAAATTGGCGGTCATACTCATCCATGTATGATAGGTGATTCCGCCAGCGAAAAAGAAAAAGAAGAATCCTGGTGTTCCTAATGCTTTGTCAAATAAGTTACCGAGAACAGGGAAAAGCAACATGACAGCTGTACGAATGACCCCTACTCGACCATATTCACTTGAATAAACACCATCTTTTTTTGCTGCAGCAATGCCGCTTCCCCAATCGAATGCGATTACCATGAGCATAATACCTACCCAAAATAGGTTATTTGCTCCGTAAAGTCCCTCGAGAACATAGCCGATCGGTGCGCTCAATCCTCCTGCAAAAAATACCTCTCTTGTGAAAATGCTTTTGACATTAAAAACAGCAGCTGAAAGTCTCATAAAAATCCTCCTTCTTTTTGTTCTTTATGTAGCTATCAACCTTTCTACATGTTCATCACCCCCTTAAATGAAAATTAGCGCCCTATTCAGGCGCTAATTAGAGATTGTTGGATTCTTTTGTTTCCAGCGGATTTCGAGCGGAGAGCGGCGAGGTGCTTGAATCGGCTCTGAACCGCCGCCGGATGATTCTCCATACCCGTATAGTTTTGACCCCATTCTAGTTGCTATAATCCGATCACCGATTCGGAATATATCGTAAATAGGAACGGATACCGGCAGTTTATAACCGCTATCCGCTGTAGTTGTATACGCAGCTTGTAGGTATATACCTACATTATCACGGATCCGCGGTTGAATATCACCGACTTTAAAAATGTCGCAAATGGGAACGTAAACCGATTGTTTATAACCAATCGAGCTCGATTTAGGTAAAATGCCTTGCCTCTCCCGTATTCTTTGCCCAACACGAGGGGAGCCGGCTTGGATACCATCCCTAATAGCCATCGATTCCCTCCTATCCCTCCTATTAGATACTTATGGCGAATTTATTGAAAGCAAAGCCATTATTTGCGCTATACCAGCCATACACGGGATAAGTATACCAATCTTTGAACCCTACTCCCATTTCTACTACCATATATTGATTTCCATTCTGATCCATAATTTTGTCCCCGTTTTTATATTTGGATTGTGCAGATAATCCAAATATACAATCTATTTTCCCTCTCATACCGCTGCTTTTTCCGTAATACAGCGGTTGCAACCATCCTTTCCCTATATAGGTATCTAGAATCTGCGTTTCATTAGGAAAACAACTATGAGCCAATAAATCGGCGGGCGTTGCCGAGAAAGGTTCGCGGTCAACAAATATTTGGTTTGTAAGAATGGCATTATATCCTCCGGCGTTTGAATAGATACTCAAAACGCCCCTATCGTTATAATCAAATCTCCCTTTCGGAAGACCCACAAAGAAAAATGTACATTTTCCATCATTGAATAAAGGGGAGCTATCAAAAATAAGACAAACTCGATCCCTGTCGATAAAGTATCGTACAATAACAGCTCTTGGTGGAGTAGCGTTATAAAATGCATCGCCGCTCCCTCTTGAATCAGAGGATAACGGACAGAAAGCAAAATAGGTGGGAGCCACTTCCCAAGACCCTTCGACCCCTACACCATTTTCTGTATAATTAAATCCGTGACCTACTGACCATCTAAACGGCCAATTGCTCATCAGATACCCAGCTATCCGGAGAGCTAATTTATCTCCACTTGATAGAGTTGTTTCAAACGTCAATGCTCCTTTCGTTTGCGGGGCATTCTCTTTTTTAACCCACCCGCCTTCTTGAAATATATCGATTAATACCTTTTCGACATTATCTTTATGAAAACTCTTCGTTCTAAATTTCGGGTAAAGCATAATTTATAATCACCACCTATTAGGCGATCTGGATAGCTAGCGCTAGTGTACCGAATGCATTATTATTTGCCGATTGACAAACGGCAACATAATATTGTTTGGTATCAATTTTGATGATATCGCCATTCAGTACGTTTTGGTTCGGTAGTGCAAATAGACCGGTCAACTTTCCACGAAAACCAATCGTTGAATCACCGTAAAAAATATCGCTAATGATGTATTTTCCAGCCGAGTTCGGATTTTTAGGCGCTAGCGTTTGGTATGTCGTGTTGCTAGTTCCCGCTGTTGTTCCAATAGATGCTAGTTCGCCAACCGTATCAGAAATATGGACCGCACCACTATATTTGTTGTAACCTGTAGAACCTATTAACAAGCCGCGAGAATTAGGCTCTGAGCAATAAAATTCATCCGGCAATCCAATGTAATAAAGAATAGGAGATACTCCCACAGCAGCCGGCGTTTCAATTAAAAGAATAATTCGGTTCTTATTGACGTGATATCGTACGGTTAGAATTGTGTCTTTCGGGATTGTTGTAGTCGTCGGAATCACGTAGAACGTTTCCCACGCGGTAGATGCTAACGCTCTTGATGATGTCCCGCTCGTTCCCGCTGTTCCTGGCGTATAGTCATTCAAGAGCCGGTAACTCATCACATTGTAGTCTGTAGTTGTGATAGGATTGGAACCCTGACCGGTGTTCCCTGTTGTATTTCCAGGACGCAGATTCAGAATGAGATTACGTGTTCCATCCTCGCCAATCGATTGCAACACATCACCGTCTGAAGTTGGATTAGACGAGATATTTCGCCAACCGGCACCAATCATTTTGTTTAGTAGCCAGTTGTAAAAGTCTTTTTTCGCTACTTGCTCTGTCGCAAAAATATAATCCGGCATCTATGATTCCCCCTTACCATCCCGCTCCGTAGCGGAGAGTGAATTGAAAGTGAACAATATCCATCAACACCTGTTTAAAAGTCTCTCGGAAACTCTCTTCTCCTATTTCCATCGCTTGCCGTAGTGAATCTCCGTACCATCCGTTCGGATAGGGCGTCAACAATCCTCCTTCCGCTGCAAAAATCAGATTTTCCATGTCCTCTGTTTCAAGAGGATCGTTGTTTAAATACTTGTTGTATGAATCAATCATCTGTTGTACAGTCATGCTTTTCCTCCTTACCGCCATATCTGCAGCTGGATGCGCAACTGAATCGTCGTGACACGCTGTTCATTGTTTTCAAGCTCGACATACAGTTGATTGTTTCCGTCCTTGTTAATTACCGGCACCGCAGCAATATCATAACCTTCCGCTTCTTTCAATGATGTGTAGCATGCAAAACCATTTAAAAACGCGTCCTTGATGGCGACTGTATGCATAGCGGCATTGTTAGATTTATGCCAGACGGTTTTCACTTCATATTCGTTTGCTCCGACGTCAAAAGAAACAATCTTTTTCTCCCCGGACAATAATGTGACGTCCTGGGTGATTTCTCGGAGAATATAGCCGCTATCGGAGCCACGTGCGCGATTCACAATCATGCTCGTTCCCATTGTTTCATCATTCCTTTACATGTGTTTCAGGTCGAACCCGAAATATAGCGGCTCTAGCCCGTCATAATCCGTCCCCTGCGTGATTCGTACATAAAACGGAACGGTTGCTCCTGGACTGATTAGCGAAATATTAATGCTGTCGGAGAACGTTCCTGGACTGCCATTTACGTCATTGGCAATATCGGCCCACTGATAACCAAATTTCGAGTTCCATTGAACAACGTCGATGCTTACAGTCGTGACGGCAAATGGCTCCGGATTATACACCCACAATTGTTTTAAAAGGACCCCATTAACCATCAACCCGAGGTCGGTCGGGGAAGTGACAGACAATTCCGCCTTTGTATTCGGATCCGTTACAATCGATACACTCGACCCTTTATCATATCGATCTCCACCGTAGAAAACATTTGTAATGTCGCCCAACACAGAAGAACCTTGTTTCACAACCAATCGGCCATCAAAACGCAAAAGCGGCATTTTAATAGCCGCTACTCCACCGCTTGCGATAGACGTTGCTTGTACTTGGCCGTCAGTGCTCAACAGTTGAGCGACCGCCCCATCCGGCAAATTCCCTACTATCAGCGTGTCGCTAGTGGTCACTACGACTCTTTTCACGTCAAGAGGGACAAATCCAGCGGCTTGTCCCTTTTTCAAAACAATGCCTGCTTTGACAGGGGCAATAGATACAGAATCAACAAATTCGATTCCCTCCCCTGAATCGCTATACAGATCAAACACATTGTTTTGTCCTATGGCCCGCCAACGCGTGACATCTGAAGAGGTGTCATCTGTATATACCTCTAGAAATTCTGCGCTTTGTTCAGAATCTCGATACAAAATCAGGCCGCCGGTGTCGGCAGCCTGTGTTGGAAAATATTCCGCTTCGATCTCGAGAGCAAACGACGGAGGAACAGGGAACACCGCTAGGGCATCCTTTGTTGCATGGTGCTTCATACGCAAATAACCTGGACGCTCCGAAATTGAGTAATAACCGCTTGGCGTGATAATCCAATCGAGAGGAATCGAGCCGCTAAACGTATCATCACGTATCTTTCCATCTTCACGTTTATAGAGCATTTTCCCCCTCCTATCGTGTCTTTTTCCACGTCCATCCACTATAAAAGTTAGGTCTGGCTGGAATAAGCCAGATTCGTTTCTTGTTTTTCGGGACCATCTGGCCACTTTCTGTTTCGTCAACGTATCCGATTTCTAGGATATTTCGAATGGCCGCATTAAAATCGGACATGATGACATTCTCGATCACGTTATGATCCGCAACAACCAAATGAGAAAGAACGATGTCGTGTTCCAGTCCTCGGCTTCCGATTTCTACATCATCGATGGAAAGAGCATGTTCCATCATGCGATCAAACGACTCATAACCGGCGAATTCTATTTCCTGCATCGCCTCTTGAATACGGGCTATGTCGTATTGATGAAGATTTGCCTCTACAACAATCCATTTCTCATTAGCTAACTCTAATAGTTGCAGCTCTGCACTCCATGCATCGCCTACTTTTTCCGCTGGTTCTTTTTTCTCACAAAAAATCGTCTGGTCAGATGTTACCCGTTCGCCGTTGTCTAAATGCCCAGATGAAATGGATACATTCTTTTCTGCTCGGTTAGCGGCTTTGTCATGGTTCATCAATGCTAGCACTGTATCATTTCGTTTTTGAACCCGTTCATCGAGCGAGAGACGTAATTCAACCGGTTGGTTGTCCATTCGCTGAAATTCTTCAACGATGTGTTCATACACATATCGCCCCTTAAATGCCGCTTCCCCCATACTCGTATCCAACAGCGCTTCTAATACACTCCGGGTTAGGGATAGAGTATCCACACCACTCTCTACGGCTACGGCCTCTATTTTTTGAATGAGGGTTGCTGCAGCTACGGATGAATCTAATAGTTGAATATCTTCTGTCTGTATCCGCGACAGTTCTTCAATAGCCGAGAACACTGCTTCTACCTCAGAAGATGGAATAGAGAACGCGTGATCTATACCACAGTCGATAGCTTCCGCTGCTATTTTTTCAAGACGAGGAGCCTCGCATCCTGGCGTATCCAACGCCTGAAACTCTTGATTAAATGGATTGGCCATTTCTTCTTTCCCTAAAAGAACCGGCCATTCTGTCTGAGGCATTTCCGCTTCCTGAATCGATACAGTAGCGGCTTCCTCTGTAGCGTTTCTGTCAGCATCTTCTATGTCATCCAAGCGTCCTTCCATCAATCTCAAATGAGGATCGCCGATGTAAAAATCGTTTACGATTTCCCCCTGATGCAATCCGATCGCCTGAGCAAAATCATAGTGGTCTTCGTTGGTATGATGGATGTTCACCAAAAGGCGCTCGGATTGTTCTAAACGGGACACAGAACCATTTTCTAGCCGTGTTATACGATCGGATAAATCCATCAGGTGTTCATAGACTGACCGTTGAGCAGGTGAGGCTTGTTCCATTCCGTCAGCTAAAATGGCCTGAAATAGCTGATATAATAGGCGAAATTCCTCACTATGAGGAAGTATGGCCATTTGAATTCTATCGGCAGAATTAGCGTCCTCATACGTTCCCAAGCGAGCGGCAATATTTTTAACCCACCTATCTAACCTGTTTATTTCGCTTAATTCAGCGAAAAAATGGTCGTTAATGTGTTCAAAAGACGCCGCTTTATGTTCATGTATAGATACATAGGTTTCGACCCGACTAAACTCCCGCTGTTCGGACAAATAAACTGGCGAAATTCGCTGTCTGTTAGCCCCCTCGCATTCGTTTAAATGCATTTCGGTGCTAACATCACGAGTAAATTCAATTAGTGTGTGTAGAGTTATTTCTGGGTTTGTGATACGTTCCCCAGAAGCCTCTACCGATAAACACGCTTGTATATCAACCGTTTTTTCCGCAGACACGAATTCGCCAACTTCGCTTATGGCTAACTCGCTTGTCTTTGATAACATTTCAGTGTCAAAAATCGTAATCTCTAATTCTTTGACACGTCTTTTTGCTGTCTCTGGCACTCTTTCCTCGGCGTACCGCTTTGAATACTTAGGAACAGACGCCGGATATATTTCTCCTAATATCCGGCGGTTGTCCATCTTCAGCTCATATCTCTTCTGTGAAGAAAGAACGGATGCCGCCGATGTTGATATCACATATTGTTTGCCCTGGTAGCATGGCCGGACGAAAACACAAAAGCGGGTGACATTCATGCCATCCCCCCGCTATCATTCGGTATTTTCTTTCAAAATGGCCCACCCGATTGGAGCAAACGGCGTTGCTTCCGGCACACGCATTGGCGTTCTCTCCGTTGTCGGCAACGAATACTTAAACGTCTGCTTAAAGCTATAATTCGCCGTAATATCGACGCCTGGAGCGGGTGGATCGTTAAAAATGACCGCTTTCGTGTTCGGATCATAAATAAACGTTGTTATTTCCGTACAATCGATAAATACTTGAGGCTTGGCTTCCTGACATGCATGGTCTATATGGAACACCCGCCGTTCCCCATCTCCAATTCCGATCGTTTCATGGGATACTACTCTTTCAATCTCTAATTCATCCATCTGCTCAATATTTTTCGGATGCACGGCATAGATATCGTCTAGCTTGCCAACGTACCCTTCCTGCGGGTGCACAATCCATAATTGCGATAAATGATATTTTCCCGTGTAAGCGGATGGATTAAATCGTGTTTCTGGAAGATCAAGGTCCCTCGAGTGAGTAATAAAACTGAGATAATGCCGCTGATAATATGACCCGCCGATTGCTTGGTGTAGCAAAACATATGAGTTGCCATTCGCTGTGTTCGTTCCATAATCTAAATTCTGATTAATGGAACTGGTCAAGTTGAATGTTGTCATTTCTTTAGTGGACTGAGCCCCACCAATTAGTACTGTATTGCGTCGCGGCGCTTCTCCGATAGCAGAAATGCGCCCCAGATAGAGTGGTACATATAGAGCGTTCTTTGGATCAGCTGACGGATCCGGACGAAAGAATAAAGCTAGGCGATCTTTGTTGATGGATCCCCAGAGATACAAGAACGAGTCTCGTTGAAAAGAGCGGCTGAAATTTGCCTCGTTGGTCAGCTGCATCACTGCAACAGGCGATGGTTGAACAAATGTAATCGCACCATATGCCATCTCCGCCATATATCGACCGCTAAAGCCATTGGCCTTCGAATAGGAAGATGGATAACTTATAAGATCACCGTAATCAACGCCGCTAACTGGTAGCATCGCATATTTATAGACCGCTTCAATTTTTCCTGTTGTCGGCGCTGTCACAAACGTTACGGTGCTTGTTGCATAATCGATCGTGTACTCTGTTTCGCTTTTTAAGGCGTTATTGACATAGATTTGGACACTGCCAGGGCGGACGCCGCTCTTTGGGAAAAGAAACGTCTTTGTTGTTCCGTCCGCGGTTCCAAGGTTTGATTCTGGCTGTCCACGTACCACCGATTTTTCGAATAAAACATCGTTATAGAGGAACACGCCAAATACGTTTGACGGTTCATACGCTTTATTACTTAGAGCGTAGTTAGCTTTGATAATTTGTCCAGCTGCTGGCGCTGTGTTGAATGTGACCGTATTTCCGTTAGGGTCAATCACATAGCTTGATTTAGGCACTGTTGTCCCGTCAATCATAATTTGTTCGGATCCTGGAACCATCGGAGCGGCCGGAAAATCAAACGTCCTTTTAACTCCGTCCCCGTATCCCAATGTAGCCAGTCGAGACGTTTCAGGAATAAAACGATTATCGTCAAATGTTTTGGCATCATCGAAAGCGTATGGGAAAATCAGTCCAAATTTGCGCCGGTCCCCATCCGAGCCGAAGGATTCAAATAAATGCACTTCTGCGAATGCTTGTCCATTCACCGCACGAAATTGAGCTGTTTTATTCCATCCGTTTGCCGCTAATATCTGCGTAAATTTTTTTGGGAACTCCTGCAATGTGATTCGTTCTTCATACCAATTCGCATTCATTCATCATTCCTCCCCTTGCAAGATGCCAAAGGCAGCTGGTCGATATGGTGTTGCTGGACGCTTCGTTGCGGGACAAACGGCATCCACTAGCTGATATCTATATATTTCATACACATTCGGGCAAGCGGCTTTTTTCAAGCGTAATCGATCTCCATTTATCAGACCGATCGGGGACAACAACACCGTGTCACGTAAATATCCTTTAACACCCTCTTCCGGATGTAAAACATACGCGCGGGAAACATGAATTCTTTTAGTATAACTCGACGGGTTAAAGCGGAAAGAATACTCTTCGTTTTGCTCATTTTTCCAAGCGGACGGGAATCGTTTCCCATCTGTCGTTTGTCGATCTGGCGGCATGGCTTCCGGTCCTGTTTGCCAGGACAAATAAAAAGATTGATAGTATGCACCGTATTTTGTACGTCGAACGATGATATTATCAATCCCGTTACCCGGATTTTTCGGATATGTTTTTCCGAAAGGAAGAATCGGGTTTGTAATAAACTTTTTCGTAGGGTCAGAATAGTCATATGTTTTACTAGTAGGAGCAGAACCTGCCCACAGTGCCGGTTCCATCGTATCGCTATCGGAAAGCGGCTCAATTTGGCCAAAATAAATCGGAACCACTGGCACTTCCGCCCCCTCATAAGCCGCTGCGTTATCACATTGCACAAGTAGAAATACGGTCTCATCCGATGCAAGTCCCTCAACACGCACCTTTGAATCAGGCCACCAGTTCCCGTTTAACGCATTACGCAATTTCACCTGTACAATAGGAGACTGCATGTTTTGCGGATAATAGTCCGTATTCTCCCATCCCACGTTTGCCCCACTACCAACAGGTTTACCCGATAGATTTTCAACATCTAAACAGTCTTTAGTCGTATCAGATTGATTTGACGATATATATGGTTTGGACAAAGGCGAGAAATCATTTATCATGTAGAAATACATGTCAGCGATAGAAATCTCATTAACGTTAAAAAATGCAGCAAGATAGTCGTACACATCCTGTATAGTCTTAGATGATGTTATTGAAGCGGACATTGCATTTCGAATCTGTGGATCGAGATTCTGAAATATTAATTTTGAATTTTTCCAAACTCGTGCCATTCCGAATTTATTCCCCAGAGCATTTTCGAATATCACATGCTCCGCTATTGCAAAATCCACTAATTGACCGGGTGTAAATGCTGAATTTTGTAGAAATTGTGGGGAATACGATACTTTTTTAAATCGATTTTTTAGAGTCCAACCATTGGTTGTAACCAAACTGATAAAACTGTCGAACAGTCCCGCTTCTGTAAACTCTGTTTTCACATATGGCAATGAACTTCACCTCTTTAAACAAGCATTTGATAATTAAACCAGACAGCCTTTCCGGTTTGAGAGGCATTGGTATACGTCAATTCAATCTCGTCTCCTGCCTTTAGCGGCACAACGACCATTAAATACAGCCCCTCCGGTAAGTCTTTTGTATAAATCGATTTCGCTAACACCTTTCCGTTTACTTTGACTCCCCAATAGTCTGTATCATAGTAGCGGCTGGCTGCCATTGCGATCGAAATCAACTCCGCATCTTGTGGAACCGTGTATTTATGGACCACGACCGGCTCAGAACTGCTCATTTCTATACGAATCCCTTCAATGAAAGGGAACCGCTTCGTTGGCATAAAAGGCGGGTCGAATCGCCCGCCTGCAACGTAACTAACTGCAAATCCGCTCACTATAAATCACCATCCAGATAGGTGAAGCTGCCGCCTGCACCGTAGTCTTCATCCGTTTCATCTTGCGGATCATAGTCAGGATAAACCCCTGTGCTATCGTGCACATCGGACGGCTGGATTCTCACGAGCATGCCATCCTCATAAATAAGTTGCCAGCTGAAAACCTTACTGGTCACCTTGTTTTCGACGACCACTTCCTGCAGAACCATGTCATCGGAATAAATGAGCGTATAATTGAACACCTCATCGCCGATCACGAATCGTAATAGGCCATCCTGGTCACGTTCTAGCGTGTATCCTTCTAAAAGATTGTCGTCCGCATACGGTTGGTCACTTTCAATCAGAGCTGACATTTCTTTTCTCTTGAAAGCGCGCAACATATAAGCGACCGGATCGAAGAGATTTTTATTGATTGTCCCCATTCTGTCACCTCTAGGTTCGGTAGATTACCCATTTCACTTTCGGCCGCTTCGTGTAATATCCGCTCGGCTCTGTTACATTAGTTCGTGCCATTTCCAAATCAGGTAGTGCAGAACTCGGGAAAAGAATGTTACCTTTTGTATCCGTAACCTCCATCTTGGCCGATAGAGTTTTTAATCGTCCTGCGGAAACCCCTTCAAATGTGACAGTGTTGTAACCGACATCTAAATCAAGAGTAATCTTCTTCTTGGCGTTTTTGATAACAAAATTACTTAGTATTTTGGATCCGTTCAGATATACATTGACAATATCATTGTCCTCCACCGAGAAGTCCCAGAGATTGATAATAATACGACTCTCACTAACAGTGATTGGCGGCAAATCGCTTTTCGGCGGCGGTGGCGGTGGTTCTGGCTTGTAACCGTAATTGCTGGATAGTTCGAGAATTTGAAAGAAACTATCGCGTGTCCATGTGGTGCGTATGGCTCGCACATGGTATCTCCATGTCACGGTCGAAATCCGTTCACGCACCGATACGACGTCCCATAATTCAATCGCTGGGTTAGCGGGGATAGCAATCGATAGTTTTCTCCAGCGGTGTAACATTTGCGTGAAATAGGCTTGCGCCGCTAATTTCCGCTTAAATGACGTGTTCGCCCAAGGGACTTCGTATTCTGCCTCTCTTCTCTGCCCGCGCAAAATTTGATTGGTGATAAAACCGCTATGGAAAATATCCGCCTTTTTCCCGGATTTAATGATGATGGTCCCATATAGGTCATTGTCACTCATGGTGTACTCGAGTTCTTTCAGATGGAGAAAGTCGTCGACTACCACCTTTGGGTCATCCGCTTGGGAATACCGAGGAATCGACTTGAGAGTAACCTTCCCCTGTGCATCTTCAACCATCGTAAAAAACAACGAATCTACAATATCGCGAACTGCATCGTCAAACGTCTGAAACCTTTCGCCCCTAGCCACACCAAGCTCATACGATTCTGGCGGGTTACTGCCTGGAACCGTAATAAAAGGAGCGGTGCATGGCACGCCCGCTCCTTCGACCAATTTTTTTACCGCCTCGCCTATGTTCATAGTTTTATCGTTCAGAAAGTACTGCTTGTTTGATGGAGGCTTGATTGTCGTCGTCAATACTTTTTTATACATAGAACGCCCAGTAATCGTTAGCGTTTGCGCGTCGGAGTTGATGGTCACCTCATCAATGAGTCCCCGCAAATAAGGGATGACTTCCTCACCGTATCCGAGATGAATCGCAATTTCGGTATTCGGGAATAGTTGTCGCGCCCAGGGGCTCTCCGGTACTTCATCGCCAAATAGATATCGTTGCGGCCATTTTCCCGCATAATAGTCCGGTGAAAAACGACCATCGTTGTTAGCCACCACAATTGTGAACGATTTAGCCGGTGTTTCGACCGTTTCATCAATTTCAATGCTGATGACATTAGGAAGCCGCGCCCATTCTACATCCATCAGTCCTGGATCATCCGAACGGCCATAAAAACGATTTCGCACTAAAACATATTGATTCGGTTCCCGATCATCAGCCGCTAGCTGGAACTGGCTCGAAATGGACTGTAGCAACGTCGGTGAAATATTTCTCATTCCCCGTTCACCCCGACTCCTGGATGCGAAACGCTATATAACGCAGTGCGAACAATATATAGCGGCCCTTTCCGCTGTACCTCAGATTCTTGGGGTAAAATCACACCGCCCCAGGCGCCCTGATTGTTTCGCAAAACGTAGAAATTCTCAAGACCGTCCATAAATGAGTTGAAATCAACCGTTCGAGTAAATACCATGTCAAAATCAATCCGGCATCCATTAGGGCCGCTTCGTTGGAAGCGATTATAACCGGCGAGCGTCGGGAATGCTTGGATTTCCGACAGCGGACGTGGAGGCGTCATATTCCCAATAGCGGCGATACAATCCAGGTATTCAAATGCCTCGGCTGATACAAATCGAACCCAAGACTGGTCATCTGCGCCATATTGGGGACCATTCTTAAACGTAATTCTTTTATGACCGGCATCAACAAAAATATAATGCCGTGTCCACGTATATGGCCCGCGCGCTCTATAACGCAAAACCCCGGAGATTTCAACGAGAAATTCCCCGGGGCCAATCTCACCGTTTGGAGTTGCCACATCCGTTTTGAAATCAAATATCCACCATCCAGGAGTAGGGAAGTCCGCATCAAAGGATATACTTTGCCCTGGTCCCTTTCCTATTGACGCTTCAGCGGATTGACTAAATATCGTTTGTTGATTGCGTCTATATAGTTTCGGAATCATGGCTTCCACTCCTCACATTTGACGACGCGCATAGGCGTCGAAATCGTCTGTAGCGATGTTTTGCACTTCCTGTCTTGCCATACGAAGCATTTTCTTGATATCTTCTGCCGTCATGAGTTGCTTCACTTGAATTTGGAATAGTGGATTGTTTAGGACCATGTTGCGGATACCTTTTGTTCCGTTTGTATCACTGATCGTTACTGGAACCGCCGTATTTCCAGCCGCTACAGGCTGAACAGTGATCGGGATGCTTGCGACTAAATGGGACAATAATAAATCAATCGGATTCGGTGGTTTGATGACTGTCTCCACGTTCATTTGTTGTTTGTTCCGTAAAGTCTTGGCCATTTCACCACTTGCTTTTTCTACTTCAGGCATACCTTTCCGGATCCCCTGCGCAACACCGACTGGCGCCCAATACGCATCTGCTGCGAGTACTCTCGAAGGTGAGCGAATACCGAGCGCATTTCTAAAGAATCTTGAGATATTGCTAGCAACATTAGAAATCGCTCTGTAAGCGGCACTAGCGGCATTTCTAATCCCGTTCGTAATACCGCTAATAATATCTGAACCCCAGCTGAACGCTTTTCTAGCCAATCCAGCGAATAAGCTACCGATTCGTTTTAAACCGGACGAAACAAAACTATACGCATTATTAATTCCGTTTCGTACATACGAAACAATATTGCGGAATGTTGTGCTGACAAAGTTTCGAATCGCGGTAAGCGCGCGGCTAAAATTCGCCCTCATAGTAGATAAAACGGACGAAATGATCCGGCCCGCTGCGTTCATCATTTGCGATATTGTATTTCTAATAGCCCTGAAGCCGTTCGAAACAAAATTTCGAATGGCTTGTACTGCAGTGGAGAATGCGCGCCGCATGGAATTAAGCAATCGGGACACCGATTGAACCATGCCACTGATAAGTGTTGTAGCGGCGTTACGCGCGGCCCTAAATCCCTGGGACATAACATTTGCAATAAACCGTACAGCGCCCTGCGCAGCCTGTCGCATTGAGCGGAAGGAACGTGAAAATGCGTTTGCTACACCCGCTATAACGCTTCTAGCCGCTGATGCAGCTGATCGAAAGCCGGTTCTCAGAACATTTGCGATTGACGAAGCGACAGAACGCAGGATATTAGCGGCACCTTTAAGACCGTTTACTAACCCTTGTATAATCCAGATACCAAATTGATAGAACAGTCGGGACGGAGAGTTGATACCTAGTATCTTCTTCACCGGATTGACAATGTATTTGTTGATTAGCGGCACCGGGTTGATAAGCGCTAATCCGGCTTTTAATCCTCGCCATAAACCATCCGCTAAATTTTTACCGATCGTTTTTAAATCCTTGTTTTTAAAGAACGCTTTGATTTTATCCCAGTTTTTATAGTAGAGGTAAACTACAGTACCAATCGCGGCAGCAAGAAGTCCCCACGGCCCCATCATTGCGATTGATGCGGTTCTAACCACAGTAACGATAGTACGGAAAAATCCTATTAATCTAGTTATTTTTCCGCCAATCCCAGTGATCAGAGTACCCGCCCTCGCGAAAAATCCAAAGAGACCGGCGAATTTACCACCAAACCCGCCAATAACCGGCACAAGCTTCCCTAACACTCCGCCAAACAACCAAAAAGCGGCTCCGAGTGCTACCACTTTGCCGCCGCCATGTTCCATTACATTTGCTATCATTTGTAGAACCGGCACAAGTGCTTTAAGTAGCGGGAGCAAGATGTCGCCGGCTATTTTAGCGACCTTGTCCATAATCTCCCCGAATCCTTCTAATCCGGATTTACCTGGACCAGCAAAGGCTTCTATGATGGCGTTTCCGATTCGTTTAATTTGTGTCCATATTTCTTTTAGAACCGGCCCGAAACGATCCCAGTTCTTATATGCCACCCATGCCAACCCTGCAAATACACTTAGAAGCGGGTTCATTTTGACGAATTGGACCACAAATGAAGCCATAGCCCCCGGCAAGGATCGCAACATCGTTAACAAGGTCGGGAAAATGCCGGCAATAACGCGGGGGAGTCCTATAATAGCGTTTCGTGTCAACGTGATCATATCAAAGATCATTCGAACCGCCGGTGCAAGAACCACTTGCCCGCCTCTAGCGGCTGCTCCCATTCCTTGTGCAAGCCCCTGCAAAAGTCCTCTAAACCGAATCATTAGACTCGCAAGCGGGGAGAATATGCCTATCAATACAACGCCGGCCCCCGTTAAAGCCGCTAAATGAGCGATTAGCTTTGCGAATTCAGGATTGTTTCGCAGGAACTCTGTAGCGGATTTAGCGGCCGCTGTGAATCCATCTGCTATCTTTATTAGCGTCGGGGCTAGCGCATCGATCAATTCCACCATTGCGCTCTGAAGCTGACGCAATGATTTTGCGAGAGCCTCTATGGATCCGGCCGGCTGAGTCATTCTATCGAATGCTTGAGGTCCCAGCTTGGCCATTTCTTTGAGTTGACGAACTTCTTTGTCGAGAAACTCTTGTCGCCCTTTGGCTAGATTGCTTTGAACACGAGCGATATCCGCCTCTACCCCCTGCAACGCTTGCTCTAGTACCTGTTTTTCTTCAGGAGTTTTCGCATCACTCAACTGTTTTTTGAGGGCCTTTCGTTGCTTGTCCAACTCTTTATATTGCTGGGTTTGCTCCTTCAATGCCTCATTTACGCGCTGTTCGGCCAGAGCTCGTATTTCGGCGTCCGATAGCCTATCCCCTTTCACTATGCGTTGGTATAGGGAGGCATAATCTTCAAGGTCTTGTTTCGCAGCGGCAAAATCCCCGTTATTTCGTTTCAGGGCGAGTGCTAACGCATCTGCCGCTTGCTTTTGTGAAACATTAAGACGCTCTGCTGTGTCTTGAATTTGCCCGATGGCTGTTAGAGCAGTCTGGGCATCGCCGCTCCCCCATACGTTCGAGAACTCAAACCCCATTTGAGCGAGCTTTTTAATTTCCTTACTCGATGCGCTCGTTTCATTTCGAAGAGTTGAGAACACCTGAGATACCTGATCGCGGGCGGCACCCGTTTTCACATATACATCCTCCATGTCGTCTTTGAATTGCTTCATTTCACGAGGACTTGTGAGTGTACGGGCTTGAAATTTATTCGCGGCATCTTCCGCCTTTTGAGCAACTAAACCGAACGCTGCCGCTAATCCTAACACAGCCGGCGTTACGAAAGTGTTTATTTGTTGGCCAAGCATTTGATACCTAGTGGTCAGCTGTTGGATTTTCATCCGCTCTTCCATCTTGGTGGTTTGCGGACCAACGATCGCTTTTGCGGCATTATCAATCGTTGTATACGCCTTGTTAGCTAAATATGCTAAATCCTGATTGAAAAATCCAGTGATACGTGCGCCCGCACGTTCTAACTGATCGCTAATCGGCTTGTATAGCACATCCTTGCCGAAAATCTTCGCTGCAGCATAGCCGTTAGCGCGCGCAATCTGTTGAAAAGGATTCGCCTCTTCAAGTTGTTTCTTATAGAGCGCAAGTGCTTCTTCCGTTTTCTTGATTTCATCCGCTAACTCATCAGCATTAGCGCTTGCCTTCATTTCCCTAAGCGCTTTTTCAGTCAGCTTGATTTGATCTCTAAGGTTGTCTAGGCGCATGTTGGCCATCGTATATATCTGCGCCTCGATCGCCTTTAGTTCCGTTTTGGTTCGTCCAAACCCGAGTTGAGCAAGTTCTCGACGCGCTGCAATTGCCCCTTTCTCAATCAAAGAAAAGACGGCGTTCATTTGCATCATATTTTTGGCTTGTGGTAGGAACTCTATGGCTCCCTTTGATACATCAAGACGTTCACGAACGCGCTGAAGCACCGTATTAGGGTTGAAAAGTTCCATATACCTAGTCATTCGCCGCTGCATTGCTTCGAGTTGCCGATTGACCCGATTGATATCATACGCGAAGCGATTCAATCCCCCGGCAGCAGCTGCCCCCGCCCCTGCAAGAGCATACATCATTCCTGTGGTTCCTGTTCCCGTAGGAGCAGATTCCGTTGCTGAATTCATTCCAGGAGCTGCTTGAGTATGTGATTGTATATTTTTATTAACGGTTCGATTGGTTGTAACGTTAATAGTCCGGTTTTGTAGGGAATGCAGTGCAGCATCCAATTGTTTCACGTAGCGCAATAAAGTTAATATAGCGTTCTCAGCGGGGTGTGTATTCACATCGATGTGATATCGAGCATCCGATAACATCGTTTGAATACTTCTCGCCCGCTCTTGAAGCTGTGCTAGCTCTTGTATAGCCGCTTGCGTATCTAGTTGAACGTCCCCTTCAACGTGTAGACGATCCCTCAAGCGACTAACTTTGTTTAATAGCTCTTTAATTTCTACAGTGGCTGGAGCTGTATTGATATCAATTTGGTCAGACGTTTTCAAATCTCTATAAAGATGGTCTAATAGGGATTGAACGCCGTCTAACTCCTTAACGAGGTCATCCGTTTTTATATCCGGTGACAAAGATAAACTTTCAATTTTACGAAAGGCATCGGTGAACCGCTGTTGGAGCGTGTTTGCTGTTTCCTCGCCAAGCTGTTGAATTTGTTCCATATCTCGGTATGCCTTGGTCATGTCAATGACGAGTTCGCCCAGCAATTCAAACATCTCAATCATGCGATTCACCATCCTTTAAGAGCATTAAAATCGATTTAGCTTTTTCGATTGCTTGTTCTGGCGTGACGTCTTCTTCTTGATGAGCGGCCGCTTTTTCTCCCAAGCCGATCATATTCAGATAATCACCAAACGTTAGCGGCTCTGCATCGCCGTTAAACATAGAGGAAAGCAACTGCCAACTGATAAAGGCTTGTTGGCGGTATCGCTCACGATTCTCTTCATGTTCCCATCGAGCGGTATCTTCCATCAGTTGACGTAAACGCGCATAAGGAAGAATCCTTGTAACGTATTCATCTGTCCATCCATAGCGCCGCTGGATACGGTCAATCGCTCGACGTAATAGTTCATCACGATTTATTTGAGAATCAATGCTCGCCTCGTCTATTTTGTCTGATTCATTAGACGAGCCACTTTGTCTAAAAAAGCTTTTAAATCATTAGAACGGAACACGATTTGTAGGATATCAACCATAGCCTCGAGCGGGAAATGTTTAACTGTATTTTTATCTGTTTGAATAATGCCGGCAATAAATTCGTAAATTTGTTCTTCGGCATCCGCTAAACTAAGAATCAATTCAATGCCGGCCCTCACTCGTAATTCCCTAGCTGATTCATCATTTTCACCGTTTTCCGGATCGAATGTTTTCATCAACTCACCGAATTTGGCCAATAAATTTGCATGTTTTAGGATATTAACAAAGCGGAAAACATCAAAAAGGGCCAAACGACGTACTGTGTATTCTTTTCCTTCAATCACTACTGTTTTTGGTTGTTCCATAATTTCTTGCATAACGTTCCCTCCAAGCATTTTTTAATAAAAAACCGCTTGCCTTGTATCAGACAAGCGGAATATCAAATTAGTTAATTGTGTATTGGAAGCTAACAACGTTAGACGTATCAACGCCTTGGACAGCAATTGCTTTAAGTGTTGTGGTTGCTGTGATGTCGATCGGTCCTGTGTATTTTGTTCCAGTTGAAGGAGTAGGAATGCTACCGTCCGTCGTGTAATAAATGTCTACTCCCGCTGCAGCCGCCAAAGTAACCTGTACTGATCCGGTATAAGTTCCCGGAGCAGGAGATGCCACCGGAGCGGCTACACTTGAACCACCTTTAGGGTAGAGGATATAAAAAGGAATTCTTGTCGGGTCGTCTTCAGAAAAACGCGCTTGGAATTCCGCTTTTAACACAACGTCATCTTTTCCGTTTCCTAGGTTCAAGTTAAATGCGTCCACGCAGCGGGCTTGTTCAAGCACAATGATGACAGGAATAGATTTGCCGGTAATTTCCCCGACAAGCGCAAGATTTGTTGTCATCGTTGGAGCAATACTGCCATCATGTTTAAGAATTTCATAGTTTGCGTCGTGGTTGTATGCGCCAAAACCCGGAAGCTTCATTAAAAGATTCTCTTTTGTGATCTCTAAAAGATTGGTGGACAATTTAGCTTCCGCTTTTGTTAGCCACTCCATCCCCTCTACCGTTCCAAGAGCACCGTCAACCTCAACCGTATGCCATTCTAAGCTGGATTCAAATTCATTACCGCCTTTTGTAGCACCTAAAAGTTCTCCCCACGTGCTTTCGTTACTTGGATCAAACGCCGCTAAATCGAAATTTTTATAAAGTGCTCCTGGACCAATCATCAACCTCTTACTAGAACCAGATCGCAATCCATTACGCATTTTATAAGCCATCAAAATCGCCTCCTTAATCTATTAAATCCTCACGCGGATAGCGGATTTTAAATTTTAGATTTTCCATCTTTATAGAGGGGTCCGGTTGTTCAATTGGATATCGGCCCGCTCTAAAACAAGAGATACAGTGCGGAAAAGGGCTTGTCATATCAAGCAGTTTCTCGATGCGATTCCCTATACTTCGGACTAACACACGGTCTCCTTCAGCGTAGACATCAATGCTGACTAGTATTTCGTTAATTAGAGGGTTGTTGCTCGGCACATCCGCTTCTGATCGCAAAATAAGGTAAGGCATCTGCATCCCATCAGGAACGACTTCCTGTGTGATGGCCGGATAGCCCTGGTAGACCGATAGCATTGATTTTAATTCCGCATCCGCTTCTAGTTCACTCTGTACCCAATCGAGCGGGTGCATTACGGTTGCTCACCCCTCAAAATGCGGATGAGCGTGTCTTTTTGCTCCATGTAGGTTTTCATGAAGAACGGACGCGGCGCCATATTGTAGGCTCTGCCGAGTGAATCCTTGGCATTGAATCCGAATTCTAGCCGCTTGGCGTATGGCACACCGCGCGGACCTACCTTTGCAATGAAGCGCGAGCCCTCTTCTACAAACTCGACAGCCATATGTGTTTTGAGTTGGCCAAATAACACCGCGGGGGACTCATAAGGAGCGGAAGCGCGATGCATGGTTGCGCCAATACGCTTGCGAACCTTTTGTCTGCGACCGCGTTTGTTGATGATTTCCACCTGCTCAATTCGTCCCGTTCCTGGAACCGGATATTCCCTACCTGTCCCCTCATTGTTGACCGCTTGAACGAGTTCATTTCTAAAATGTAACCCTGCTTTCATGACATTTTGCCTTACCTGATGTTCTAATTGAGCTTTTACCTTTGCTGGGTCCATTTTCAAAAGAAAGCGAGCCTGCATGGTATCAGCCCCCTTCCAAGTAAATTAAGTTGCCTTCCTCTTTCCTCTTGAATGATTGAGGAAGCGGCTCGAGCGGCACTTCATAATGATGATCCACAAAGGATGGGTTGCGCGGCTGCCCCACAACTTCATATAGCTGATTTTGAAAAATCACACGGTCGTCCGCTTGAATATCGCTAGGAAAACAGAAAAAAACAACGCTAGGTTCATAGCGTTGCTCTCCGTTTACGACTCTCATCTTTTCCCGCTCAGTCGGGTTTTTCGTCGTCATTCTTCCCTTTATACGTCCGACCAATACAAATCGCTCCTGCCATTGCATGCCGATGCGCACCGGTTGCTTGCGATAAATCTCGATTTCATGAATAAAGACACGGGAAAGTGCCCGTTTTGTACGATTGAAAACGTTCATATACGGATCATCCTATACGGCTCCAGCAAGCCACGGATTTCTTCCAGCATGCTCGCTTCTTCTTTTGCCTCGATTTCAATAGAGAAGTCCCCGAGCTTCATTCCCACGCCTTCGGTTTCCTTCACCATATATGAAACAAGGCGGATGCACGCCTCTTCAATGTCATATGGCAAAGTACGTTTATTCGTATCGGTTGCATCTTTCGGCAATACATAACCGGCACGATAGCGGATCACTGCGCCGCTGCAAAACCATTTCTGAATCATGCCGCTCTCCGAATCAAAATCAACATCCGTAGCGGGAGAGTCATTGATAGATAGAATCTCGACAACCGGCAAATTCGGCAGAAAAACCATTCGTGCCGGTTCCTTCACTTGATAGACATAGTTTTGTAGACCAAACGAGCGGCGGCACATCCGCTCAATGCGATCGCTGGCCACATTGATGGCTCGAATAATTTTGTTATCCAAGCTACCGTCATTAATTTCGAGTTGGCTCTTCACTTCTTCCAACGTTGTTAGGGCATTGTCGGCTAGTTGCATAGCTTTCCACCCCTTATAAAAGAAAAAAAGGACACATAATAGCGTCCTTATTTCCCTTCATTTTCCGCGGTTTGGCTATTTTTACGACCTCTACGGCCTTTTTTTTGTTCTTGCGGACCATCTACTTTGACTTCTTCTGCTGCAGGAGGCTCGATATTCTCCACTGCTTCCTCTTCCGCTACCTCTTCCGCTGTAATGGTTTCATTAGTATCTTCAACAGCGGTAGCGGCTTGTGTAGTTGGGGAGGGATTGTTTTTAGTAATAATTTCCCCGAATTCTGCCGCTTCCCAGCTTTTTGCCGTGGCTTCGTCCAAATCGATGGTCGAACCGGCTTTCAATACGCCGTTAGCGGTCCCAATGCTGCGCTTCAATAGAAATTTTACATCTGCCATCTATCCTCACCTCTCATTAAGAAGATTTAACGCGGAGAACTTTAAGAGCGGCTTTGCGAATGACGCCTCCGCCGACGCGACGTTTATATTTGAATCCAATCAAGCCGTCCTCGATATACAACTCATTGATGCGTGTTAGTGATCCACCCGAACGGTCTAAAATACGATATCCCGCTTTAAAATCACCGAATACCGCTACATCTTTACCAGCTGCGAATGCGTCAAAGTCATCCTGCGTATAAACAGGGCGACCAAGTAATGTATTTGGCGTTCCTGCCTGAACAGACGGCTGCCAGATATAATCTCCCTGGCTATTCTTCATTGTACGAACCATCATTTCGAGTTCGCCGGACATGAGGAAGGATCCATTTCGGCGATATTGTGTAGGAGCAGCATATTGCAAGCGAATCAAATCATCAATCGTAAGCGCACCGATTCCCGCTGTATCCACACGCTGAATACCGGATGTTGTTAAGATTCCTTCTGGTTGTTGCGCTGCGTGGCCCTCACCGCGCAAGAATGCATATGCTTCCGCTTCCGCAAAGGCGCGCGCAAATGAATCTTCTAATAATGCTTGTAGATTTTCATCTGTATCTTCGAGTTCATCCTCACCGATTTTTGTAAGACCGTAGACGTCCTCAACGTATTGGTACTCTTCCGCCAAATCAATAGAAGATTCGAAATCCGATAGCTTCTTAGTCGGAGAAGTCTCTAATTTACCCCATCCGACTGTTACTTCAGTCATAGAGCGGCGTCGGATACGATCGGATTTAATCGGACGTACCGTTGCAAGGTCACGCATAACCACAATTTTAGGTAATTCGCGATAGATTTCCCGATCTAATTCTTCAGGAACGATAATCTGTCCTGTTGAATCTTCAACAAGCGCTTTTCGCTCTTCAAGAGATAGTCCGCCTTTACCTTGTCTCACGAATTTGAAGAAAGCCGTTTTTTGCTCCGGAGTCATGTTAGATTGGCCACTTTTCGTACCAGGTTGGAAACCACGGTTTGCTTTTACTTCTGTCTCGTCCAAGCGGCGTTTCAATTCGTTTAATTCCTCGTTGATGCGTGCGATTTCCGCTTTTGTTTCTTGAGTTACTTCACCGAACTTTTTCATTTCCGCTTCTTGTTTATCAGCCGCTTGTTTTAATGCTGCAAAACCTGATTTAATCTGTGCAGCAAGATCATCTGGGTTATCGTTCCCGAAAAATTGTAGGTTGAGCGATAAATAAAAATCTTTCATCTTCAATTCCTCCTTAATTTTGAAAAATAAAAAAGCCTGCTTGCTGTTTGCAGACTTAAAATTATTATTTGTTTTTTAGCGATTCTAAGGGCTATTCACCCCCTTTAGTAGCGGCAGAAGCGAAATTCTTCATCTCCTCAACTAACCCAAGGATTTCTTTCTGCTCTTCCTCAGTAAAAGAGGATTTTGGGAGATTCTCATCGTCTGAGTTGGTTCCTTCACCGTTTGCAGCCGCTAATAGGTCCTCTAACGATTGAATAGCGGATTTCATCGCCTCGATACTGCTTGCGATGGCATTTTTCGTTTTTTCCGAGAGCATACGCCCCGCCTTTTCATCAATCAGTTCATTTTTTACCGAACTGATAACAGCGTTGGTGTTTGCTGGGAACGTAACAGCGGAGATTTCATACAACTTAATCTCTCTTAGATATCTGATTCCAGACTCCTTATCATAATCCGCTTTTATAGTCTTGTATCCAATCGAAACACGATCTATTACTCCATCTTTTGCAAGTTGTAGGAACTCTTGTCCCCGTGGAGTGTTGCTAATTTTCGCCTTAAAGTACAGACCGTGTTCGTCTTCACGCAGTTCAATGACCTTACCGATCGGCTGATTCCAATCGTGCTGCCATAGATATTTGACGCGATTGCCGCTTTCTTGAATCGTTTTATTAAATGCCCCTTTTACAACGATATCGCCATATGAATCGGGTTCTCCCCCGAACGTAGAGGCATAACCCTCTACTATATTCGTTTCTTCATTCAGTTCTTTAATTTCGAATTGCATGGATTTCGTTTGCAATCCTTCAAGCACTCCAGATTTTGTTTCAATTGCGAACATGTGTTTATCCCTCCTTTACTCGGTGTAACTCGGCGCAGCGGCATTTTATCCGTTGTTTTGCGGAAAGGTTAGGGTCGCCTGGGATACATCGCCTTTTCCCCGCCGATGTCGTAGTAATCCTCCATATCGCGAACTTGGCCATTCGTCTCAGCATGATCGTCCCGGGTACGTGAGTCTAAAACTGCTATCCATTCCTTTTCAAGCGGCAAACCGGTTGCCTTTGCGCCCATGTGGTTTCCGTAGTTGCTAGCGGATATAACTTCGGTTCGGGCAATCGTAATCGAGCGGTTCTTATCAAAATCGCCTGTGTAGACATTTTCAATCCGTTTAGCGATTTTCAGCAACGATTCTCCTTTTGCTACACCCTCGCCGATCACATGCTTTAGTAGTTCTTTCGTGAACTTGGTGACCTTCGTTACCGCATCCGCTACTACATCGAAAATGTACTTTTGTATGATCGTATTCAGCACGGCAAATTCTTGGTCAAAGAACTTCGCTTGCATGCCTTTTGATTGACTGTTTAGCCTCTCGAACTCGTTTTTGGCGAATTCCTCTGTTGTGGCCATCCAGATAGCAGTCAGTGTCTTTTCCCATTCCTTACGCTGGCTATCAATAGCCTTCTCGATAGCCGCTACAATATCAGTGCTTTCACCCGCTGTATCAAAAATCTTCAGCACGGCTTTTTTCTCTGCAGCAAACCGCTTTCGTATGATTTGTTCAGCGGATTTGATGAATCCCTCTCGCCGCTTCTCGATACTGTCAATAAATTGTTTGGTTTTAAGAGCGGAAGCGGCTTTTGTAAAAATCATTTCCGCTCGCTTCATAGGGTCCTGTATCGTATCGTCCTGGTTCCCTTCATCCCCCGTTGAAATAGAGGCGCCCTCTTCATCTACTTGAATGAATGTAGCGGGGATAAGACGCGCATTTCCTCCTGAAATGGACTCATACCCGACCATATGTCGCGCTTCATCAAAAGAAATTAATCCGGTTTTTAACGCTTCTATTGCCCGCGTCCATTTCACTTCCGAATTCTCTTGAAGCGCTGGGATTTGATCGGTGTCGTATGCAAGCGTAAGGTTATCTCCAAATAGCGGGATCAGCTGAGCATTCAATTTGTCAATGAGTTTATCGAGAAGCGGGAGCACTGTTTCCATATAGAATGAAGCCCTTGCTTCTTTGTAGTTAGAATAGGTAGCATGCTCCCGGTCCCCTACTAACTCTGGAGGAACTCCAAAAGCGGCACAAATTTCAAGGCGACTCATTTTTTTGCTCTCGATAAAATCCATATCTTTAGGCGACAGACTCATTTCTTTCCAATCTACATCGCCTTCTAAGAGCATGATCTTCCCCGCCTTACTTGCGCCGGCGTATTCCTGCCTTAATTGATACTTTGTCCGCTCAAATTGCTTGTCGTTGAGCGGTTTTTTCGCAAGGAATGCACCGCTAGGGCGACCGCTGTTTTGCAACAAAGAGGCATTCCATGTGTTGGCCGCGTTGTCTTGATCTATAACGCGAGCAGCAACTTGAATCGGTCCTAGCCCATAAAAATCATCTAACGGGGCGAAAAATTTGCTATGAATGATTTTTTCAGCCGGCACATCTATGTTTCGGCCATTGACTGAATATCGATATGCTTGAATAAAATTGTCACCACCGGGAATAATGGTCGTTCGATCCGGCCGCCACGCCCATAATTCGGTCGGTGCCCCACGGGTTGGGCCGTTCATTTCAATGTAGCTGTTTCCCGACAACAATAAAAAAGCAGCCCAGCTCTCCATAAATTCATTTCTGGACTGCAATGGATTCGGTTTATTAAGTAAATCTAAAAGCGGATGTTCCTCAACCTCCACCCGCTTTTTCCTTTTCTGTTGATATAGCAGTAGCGGGACGCTGGCAACGTGCTGTGCCGTGACCATAACGCATCGGTACACCCAAACATTGCGGTTAAACCCCTCTTCGGCCAATTTGTCAAAGCGCGCCGGTGTCCAAGCAGGATTGCCGGTGAAGGTCTGTAAAATTGCCGCTGCTGTAACAGATGCTTTGAAGCGCAACCATCGCATAATACTGAATCGTCTCACCATTCTCACCCCCTTTCCCATATCAGATGTACCGTATACGAAACGCTTGACTTGGAGGCTCATAGAACGCTAGCACAACTGCGTCAGCACGGTCTGGCGAAGATAGACCGCGTCTTTTCATATCTTCTTTGCGTTCCAGCGCTATGCGCCCACGCGAGTCAATTCGATATTTGCGCGTAGTGAGTTGGCTAATCAGCTTTCCATCGTTCGGAAGCTGAACGACCGGTTCTTTCCCCTGAACAATAGCGGAAAAATGATCCTGCAAGATATCCCTTACACGCGCCCAATTTTCTGTTCCTAAGTTGTTATAGTGTTCATCATCATCGGCGTTTTCAGCTGTTGCATTGTTATGCACCGGATAAACCTCATAATCTAATCCTTCCTCATCGATTACTTCTCTCAAACGGTCAGTCACACCGCCACCCACGCCGCTATCATCTATCTTGATATGAACATTTTTGATATGCTCGAATTCCTCTAAATAGCGGCGTATAGTTGAAAGGATTGTTCCCGCTGTGTACATCGTATCCTGCTTATGGTGGGCAACTAGATCGAATACTTTCATGCCAATCCGCGGGGCAATCACTGTCTCATCATCACCGAAACGAGCCACGTCCACACCGATGTGTAATGTGTCGCCGCTTGGCTCTATTTCATATTCAGTAGCGGTTTCAACTAACTCGAGAGCAATAAATGCATCCGGCTCCGCTCGTGGGAACTCACCATACACGCGGACGCGGCAAACATCGCTATCTGCCCCGTATTTCTTGATAAGCATCTCGATGTTTTCTTTCGACGTCCTAGACGAATCCATGCAAGAAACTTTGTGTGTCTTGAATAAATCTCTGTCCTTGTGATGGGAGTCATAGAAAACACCGCTTGTCCGCGTCGGGTTCCCACATAGAAGTAGCTTGTTGTCTTCACCGGACAGCGTACCGAGAATCGCCTCCATGATCGGATCGGCAATACCGGAAGCCTCGTCGCAAATGAAAAGCATATGATCTTCGTGGAAACCTTGCATATTTTCAGGACGTGTAGCGGTTTTTGCAGTCGCAAACCAACGATCCTCGAAACCTACCATATAGATTTTTGTTTTGGTCCATTTGAGGATCTCTTTGACTAGCGATTTTTCCATCCATTTTGCAACCTCTGCCCATAGGACATCATATAATTGCTGCCTTGTTGGTGCAGTGCATATGACCTTGGGAAATGGGCGGCAGCATAGAAACCAAATAACTACCCAGGATTCTAATGCGGTTTTTCCTACCCCTTGGCCAGAACGAACACTAACACGAGGATATTCGGCTAAATCTCGCAAAACCTTTCGTTGCCATTCATCCGGTCCTGCCCCCAAGATATCTTCAACAAAAGCCACCGGGTCATCGATATATAAATCTATTAATTGTTCTAGCGTTGCAATGACGTTTAGCGGCTTTTGCATTTGGCTTCCCACCTTTACGATCCTATAAATATAAATAAATATATTGTCATTCAATCTGCCGCTACCTAGTTAGTAGAATTTAATGATGCGGCGGGTTGGATCGTCCCATCTGCCCTTCAATTTGTTTTACAGTGTCCCTAATTTGTTGGAGTTCATTAATTAACGTATTTAAAGTCTGCAAATCCATATATCTGTACCTTAGTGGTATATCCGCTCCTAGGATGCTTTTGATTTCTATGGTCTCTTTCGTGCTGTTTTTTCTAAACAATGGAGCTTTATTCTGAACGGAAACAACGCCGTTTACAAAATTCCCTGAAAATACGATTTGATTTTTGATATCCATAGAATTAATTTCTCCCTTAAATAGCCAGAAAAATAGTTGCGTATAATTTATATTATACGCTACAATTGGGTTGTAACGATTTTCGCAACCCGCATAACTCCGTCGAGCGGGTATTATTTATCTCTCCAAAAAAGTTGCGTATAATTTTTTAGGAGGTTTTTATTCATGAATGTCATCGAAAATTTCATCGATCTAGGTTTGCATGAAAAAGGAAAAAGCCCGCACACCATACGGACCTATCGACACAGTCTCATTCATTTTGAAAAGTGGCTCGCTTCTGTTGATGCTACCCTTATCAATTACTCCCGTAGCGATGTCCAGCAATATATTGATGAATTGGTTGCAAGGAAACTGAGCGCCGCTACCGTCAACAATCATTTTGCAGCCATCCGCGCTTTTTCCGCGTTCATGCACAAAGAAGATTGTGTCAGGGATATTCGTATCGTCAAAGCAGCAAACGCAAACGAGCAAGCCCCTGCCGCGCTAACCAAGCTGGAACGACAGCGTATCAAGCGGGAGATTGACCGCACCGGCAACAAGCGGGATATCGCGATTATCTTCACCCTTTTGTATACCGGCATCCGCTTATCAGAATTAGTCGCCCTGGACAGAGACGACATCAAAATCAGCGATCGGAAAGGCGAATTAGTCGTTCGGCAAGGTAAAGGGAACAAGGAACGGAAAATACCGCTGCATAAAGAAGTGCGTCGAGCCATCCAGGAATATTTGAAAGAAAGAACTGACCATGATCCCGCTCTATTCCTCTCAAACTATAAAAAGCGGATCAGTGTTCGAAGTGTTCAGCATATATGCAAAAAACTCGGTATCCATCCGCATCAACTTCGCCATACCTTCGTCACGAGTTTGGTTGACAGCGGCGTGGACGATGAAACCATTCGAACTCTCACCGGCCATTCCAGTATCATCATGGTCGCCCGCTATCGAAGTGTTCGTGAAGAGGACCGGGAAAATGCAATTGACAATCTGTATCTTGATTAAGCGATGAGGTATTTTACCTCTTCGCTTTTCTTTTTTCGAAGATGGACTGCAACGCATCCACCCATTGTTGAGCGGAATCTGACTTGTTTTCCTCTTCTCCTTTTTCCTTTTCCCACTTCTCCTGAAGAACCGTAGTTTTGATTTCATCCATAAGTTTTTTGTGTTCAAATTCGCTCGTCATTTCAAACAACGACTTGATCGCTTTCACCTTTTTGTCTTGGACACGCGTTAGTGCTTCCTCATGATCCAAGAGACGGGCAATAGGATCCGCCTCGATTTCCTCAATCGCCGTCTCCATCATTTTGTAGTTTTCTCTTTCGATGATACGATATCCGCCTTTGATCGGGTCCTCTACCTCTACCTTATCTTTGACCTTGCGCAACTCGCGTAACACCCGTTTTTGCGCAGATGTCATCCCTTCCTTAATTGCCTTGATGCGGCTCATGATGACCGCTTCGCGAAATGTATAGAGTTTGATTTCCTCGATGATCTGCTGGACCGGTTCTATTACATCGATTCGATCCAGCATGGCTTTTTCTTCGTCGTCGAGAGCATCGTACCACAGGCTAGCAAATTCGCCCGTTTTCATTGCATTTGTATTACGCAGCGGCGCGGCGCCACCTTTGTTGCCCACAGCATTTTTGTTTCCCAGCGGCGCACCGCCACCTCTATTGCCAACTGCGTTTTTATTTCCCAGAGGAGCGCCCCTTTTCTTTTTGGAACGTTCCGTTTCTTTTTTTGGAACGTTCCGTTCATTTAATTGGAACGTTCCATTAAGTTTTTCTTCCCAGGCGTCTTTGTTTTTCCATCCACGGACAGTACCTGAACTAATTCCGAGTTCCTCGGCAATTTCATTCAATTTTTTAGTTCCGCCGCTGTTTTTCCATATTTCAAATGCTTGTTCTCGTTTCGGGTCTCTTTTTTTAGCCACCTCGCATCTCCACCACCTCCACTCAGGGCATTAACTTTATGTTTGTTTTTCAGATTTTTTGTTTTTGCAGCATTAGGTCAATTTTGATGAGCTTTTCTAAATCATCAACTGAACTAATCTTGATATGGCCGCTTTTGAAATCTTTCACCCACTGTGCAATCCCCGCTTGGGCGATTTTCCGATATTTCTCTACCGCGTCTTCATACTCATTGATTTTAGAAAGCTCATGCAGCAGAAGCGCCCGCTCCTCATCCTCTGTCTGTTCTACATCATCCGGTACAATTAATTGCGTATCCTGCTTCGTTGAAAACTGCAATTTCATTTCCATCATTGAAACAACCCCCAGCCTCCTATATGATAGAAGACGAGATAGTGGCTCCATCCAACAAACGTGGCCACGTTGCTCTCCACTATCTCTGCAGAGGGTTGTCCTCTGTAACAGAAAAAAGGAGTAGACGGATGCCGGTCCGTTTACTCCTTTTCTTACTGTCGTATTAAAGTAGCTTTATTACCTGTCAATTCCTCATACCGCTTCACAATCACATCGCAGTATCTTGGGTCTAATTCGACCGTGTAGCAAATACGTCCGGTTTTCTCTGCGGCAATCAACGTGCTGCCGCTTCCCCCGAACGGATCGAAAATGATGTCTCCTTTATATGAGGAATTTTGTATCGCTTTTGCTGGAATCGGAATCGGCTTCATGGTTGGGTGGTCTGCATTCCGCTGTGGTTTATCGCATTCCCATACCGTCGATTGTTTGCGATCGCCGGCCCATTTATGCGCCGCTCCTGGCTTCCAACCATATAGAATCGGTTCATGCTGCCAATGGTAATCGTTTCGCCCAAGTGTAAATGAATTTTTAACCCATATAATACATTGTTTATATAACCAGCCGCTATCAATCATCGCTTTACGGAAGTTCAATCCTTCCGAATCCGCATGGCATATATAAATCGGCCCGCCCTCCTCCGTCACATCGTACATAACGGAGAATGCGGCATATAGAAACCGATAGAAACTCTCATCATCCATATGGTCATTTTGGATTTTGAGGGCATCTTTCGTTTTCCCTGTGTAGTCGACGTTGTACGGTGGATCCGTGAACACCATTGCCGCTTGCTTTCCGTTCATTAGCCGCTGTACTTGCTCTAAATTCGTGCTGTCGCCGCATAGCAAACGATGTTCCCCTAAAACCCAAATATCGCCGGATTGCGTAACCGGCTGTTCGATGTTGGCCAATTCGCCTTCTACATCGAATTCGTCGTCTTCAACCTCTTCATATTCAACATCCGGCTCTAATTCGAAATCCAGTTGCTCAAGCAACTCGTCGAATTCCTCTTCAGAAAAGCCGGTTAATTCAAAATCGATGTCGTCGCTGGCTTGTAACTCTTGTAACAGTTCCGCTAGCTTGTTGTTTTCCCAATCGCCGCTAATCTTATTGAGGGCGATATTCAGCGCTTTTTCCTTTACCTCGTCTAAATCGACCTCGGAAACTTCGAGTTCTTTGAGTCCTTCCTCATTAACGAGAATTTTGTAGCGCTGATGGCCACCAACGAGATTGCCGGTTCTTCGGTTCCATACAAGCGGCTCGACATATCCGAATTCCTTAATTGACCTCTTCAGCTTTTCATACTCCGGATCGCCTGGTTGCAAATCAACGCGGGGATTGTACGGGGCGGGATTAATCAATTTGATGGGGATTCGAACGATTTTCATGCTACATCACCTACTACATCTAACCTTCATCATTTCCAGACAGCGCCATAGGGTGGCAAATCTATATACATAAAGGAGGAAATACTTTCTAAACAAACATGCAGGAGATGGGGTATTCCCTATGACGCTGTATGCAAACGATAAATGAATTGAGGACAGCGCAATGCTGTCCTCTGATTCGGATTAGTGGGAGAGTGCATACCTCTGTCCCCTATACATCACCTCGAAGGCTTCGCAGGGGACTGTTTATTCTGCCGCCGTGAAAGGGCGACAGGCAAAAAGGGTGTGAAATGCATAAGCAACAAAGGGGATATGGGAATTTTTTCTCGCTAGCTTTCCACACTAGCGAGACATAAGACGAGTTGTGCAAGCAGCGGGATTTGAACCCGCGTCTCCGAAATCCGGTGTGTTTCCGCTACACCATGCTTGCATGGTATTTACCTAAGTAAGCTACTTGTCGTATCTCGATCACCCGGGAGGAACAGCTGGCATCAGGAAACGACAACTGCTTATTCCAGATACGTTTGCAAAAGAGCCTTACTCTTTTGCGTTTCCCCATACAGGCGGCGGCACTACTGCCATATGGTTCCGATTGCTCCCCCCGTTCGCTGTGCAATCTTCATCACCAATTCACCCATATGAGTGCGTCCTGATATGGGAGTGACGCTGTTCCCGCGAGCTTTTGCTCACAAGAAAAGCGTACCTTTATTTCAAAAAAAAAACGGTTACCAATTTGGTATCAAATTTGGTATTCCTTTTGGTGCTACTTTTGGTATTCCTTTTGGTTCAGTTTTGTTCCCTTTTCAACAAAAAAAGACGCTTATTGCGTCTTTTACTCCCCTTTTTCTGTTTTAGGTTTGCCGGCTACTCTCATCATTCCGGCATGGGTAACGATCCATGTGCCAGCGCTTTTTCGTGCTTCGTCATCCCTAAACTTACCACGATTGCACCATTTCGTAACAGTGTTCGCGGAAAGCCCCCATTTCTCAGCCGCTTCTTTTGAGGTATATATACGCATAATCGGTAGTTTATCACTTTCTATGATGAAGCTGCGAAGGGTTTCGGCTACCTCTTCCAGCGTATACTGGCCACTTGTCTCGATCACATACGCCTCTTCTATCAGATCATCCATCGCGGCGGAGCAACTCGTGCACAGCAAACGCGTTTTCCCTTCTTTTTCATATTCAAACACATCAAATTCTGTTCCACCCGATACAATCGGGCTGGTATTGAAATCAAAAACTCTTAATTTTGTTGCTACTTTCTTGTACGATATTCCCGCTTCTTTCAAACTTTTTTCGTATTCTCCGTAATGAGCAACCGAGCACGCATCTTTTTTTATAATTTCCATTTTTTTAAATCTCCTTTCGTTTTTTAGAGAGAGAACGATACCTTTGTTTTTTTAATATACGCCCATTCTTTTTGAGAATGAGTCAGCGAGCCGTCGTCTATTAAATTTCGCTCTCAACCAATCTTGAGCGAATGAGTTGACAAGTGTCCAACGATCAACCCCTTGCCTAGATACTGCATGGTTGACCCCAAAAAGCTCGATCCAGACTTTCGATTCTTCTACATTTAAAAGAGCATCGAAAGCTTCGAACAAGTGAGTTTTTTTCTCCGATCTGTAAGCGTGGTCCTTATCGCTCCAATATTCGCCGCTATCGAGTTTAGCGGCATATTCTTTTACCATTTCACTTAACGCCGCTACCGCCTTTTCACGAATATCATTAGCCCATGCCACTTGTTTAGCTGTACCTTTCAGAGCAGGGAAAGCTTTTTTCATTTTTTCCTTC